AAGAAATAATACAATATATCCTCTGATTGATAACAATACGCGCGCGCCCCCTACACACTATATCCCCGCGGGAACACCAATTTAATACAAACGGCCGAAATTGTAGGTGAAACGCGGACTGGATGACGAGAGGGCAGGAAGCGGGGTAGGGCGCGCGTTCGGGTGATTAATGTGAAACGGCGAAAAACGCCATTGTGGGAGTAGGGCGATGTCGGTAGGTAAGTGTGCTTTTGTGAGCGGTGGACGGCTGAATTATGGGTTCCCGCCACCCGAAAAACAGCAAAAAAGTGACAAGCCACTGAAGGGTGGCGGTGAGGTGTCTCGGTTTCGTTGGGAAGTCAACGTGTCGAACCGTGCGCATCTGTGGCGGTTGGCGACAACGCTGGCGGCGAGCGGTGTGGACGTGTCACCGTTTCTGTCAGCGTGTCACATGACCTGTGGTGAGGGACGGTTGATGGGAGACCGGCTGGGTGTGGCGGTGGGCATGTCGGGGAACCATTACCGTGTGACGTGTGAGCAGGGTGGGTGTGGTGAGGCCAATACGGTGATCGAAGCGCTCGTGGCGTGGCTGAAAGACGTGGAAGCTCACCACTTTGTTACGAGCCTACTGTGGCGATGAAGGGAGTCCGTGATGTGCGCAAACACGAAGCTAACGGTGTCTTTGTTACAAGGAGACAGGGCGGAGATCGAGATCCGGGTCGGCGGTGAAGTGGCGGACGAGCGGGTGGTACTCCGCTTACTCCCAGAAAAGCGCCCGCGGCTGCTCTACGGTGTGATACGCCGTGTCGATGGGACTTGTATTGACGAGCTCGTAGGAGACCAGCACACGGTGCGGCTCACGGTGGGTGGGGACTGACGGATACGGAACGAAAAAAATTTGGGATTTCGTTTGACAACGGCGTGGCGTGTGGTATTGTTAGGGTGTGACCGACACACGGTCCGATGGTTGAAGGGAGTGAGCGATGGATTTCTTAAGGTTCTTAAGGACGGTCATTTTCAGACCATACCGAGAGGGTTGTGGTCCCTGCTTTACGTTGCTGATGTGGGATACAGGGCGATGTGGTGCGGAAGGCCGTACTAAAATAGGATACCGGTTGGTTCAGAAGAACGGTGAGCGGTTGGTGATTGTCTTTAAGGGGGATGACTTTCTTGCGTCGCCCTGCCACGCGGATGACGCGGATGCGACAGTTGAAGCGTTGATGTCGTTTCTCACACTCCGTCCTGGTGACACCGATGCGGAGTACTTTGACAGCTACACGGACGCACAGCGGCAGTACTGCGACGACCACGCAGAATCGTTGGCGGCTACTGTGGAAGACTGGTTCGCAGAGACTGGTGGTGTGTCGTGAAGACGGCTGACGCAGAGCTACGGCGTTCGCGCGAGCGGGCGTGGTGGTGGCGAAAGCAGCATCGGGAGGATGGGACGTACAACCGTCCACTTGAACAAGCGCAGGTGTTGGCGGACATCACCGAGGAGGATTTGGAGATGTCGCGTAGGGTGCAGGTCTGCCGTGATTCGTTCGCGGGAGAGACCACGGTGAGAGAGGTGATAGTTACGGAGCTTGGCTGCTCGTGGTGTGGTGAGAATCCACACGACCGACTTTTCCGCTACGGGGTGGAACCGGACTCCGTCTTGGGTAGGATCGCGTGGAGTGACGGGTTTTTCTGCAGTGTGGTCTGTTGGCGTGTGTGTGTGGTCGTCGAGAGGCGTGGAAGGTGCTGAAGAAAAGGAGTGCGAAATACCGACACATGGCTGTTGTGGTGACGGGTTCTGACGGTCGCGTGGTCGCGTTCTCCTCGTGGTTGCGCAAGCACTTCGGGATAGCCGTGGAACACGTTAAGGAGTATCGACGGACCATGGGTGTGACGGTGAGGATCCGCCTGTATGACCACGCCGAACGCGGTCGGCGGGTCCGGTCGTACGAGATTGAGCGTGTGTTGACCGCTGACGGTATTCTACTTCCAGAAAACTGACCGGCTGACTTTGTGGTGGGCTGTCGTCTTCGTTTGGCTTTGTGGTCGAATGGAGGCGATTTTTGTTTTCGTCACGTCTTTGTTACGATCACGTCTTTGTTACAAGCTCGTCTTTGTTACAAGCTCGTCTTTATTGCGGGTCCTGGTTTTTCGGTGGGGAAAAAACGACGACGAAACCGGCCGGAAACCGACCTGAGGGGTCCGAAACGGTGCGGTGTGGGTGTGGTCGGTTGTGCGGTTTCGGACGTGTGGGGTCGGTGGTTTTCCGTTGTTGTGTTTTCCCGTGTTGTCGTGTGGGGTGGTCGCCGGTGTTCGTTGCACGTTGCGTGCCAAACCCTCCCGAAAAAAACACAAAAAAAAAACGGTTTTTCGTTGGCGTTCCCGTGTTCCCGTTGTACGGTTTGTGTGGACGAAAAAAAAACCGGTCAAACGACCCCAAACGGGAAACGGACGGTGGAACGTGGGAAACAAAAACGGGAACACAACGGAACGGGCGGCGCGGACGGCGTGGGACAACGCGTGGGACACGGACGAACGTTACCACGGTTGCGGCGTGGCGGACGCGTTGGTTCACGCGTGGGAAAACGCCGTCGCGGCGGCGTCGCGTGCGGCGTTGGTACGGTCGCGCGGTGTGCGGTTGGCGTTGGGGCGCGGGGACGTGACGGGTGCCGCGTTGGCGTTGGCGCGGTGTTTGGTTTGGACGGACACGGCGGACGTCGCCGAACACAACGCGCAACGGCGACGGAACGAACGTCGTAACGTGTGGTCGTGTGCACAAACGGACGCGTCGGTTGCGTCGGAACGCGCGACCGAACGCGCGTCGGGTGCGTTTTGTCGTGCGCGTGACGCCGTGTTTTCGGTCGTGACGTGTGGCGACCCGCGCGCGGTTGCGGGTGTGGTCGGTGCGTTGCGGTACGCGGGTGGGGTGGCGACGGCGGACCCACGCGGTTTCGGTGGTGTGGACGTCGGACCGCGTTTCCGCACGGTCGCCGCGGACGTTGACGCGCGCGTTGTCAAACGGTGTGCGGACGACGCCGAACGGTTTGCGAACGACGGCAACGCCGTTTCAACGGTGGTTTTTGCGCGCGACGCGCACGCCGTGTTGGACCGCGTCACCGCGGCGTTTGACGCGTTGGCCGCACGCGACGGCGCAACGAACGCGACGGCGTTCGCACAAACCACGGCACGGGACGCCGTGAAACGTGCGGACGCGGCCGTGGCACGGGTGAACGAAACGAAAACCGGGTGAAAACCCCAAACGGGAAACGGACGGTGAAACGTGAAAACGGAAAACGGACGTGTGGCGTTGGTTTGGTCGGTCGTGGTGTTGGTCGTTGTGGTGACGGCGTACGTTTTGGCGCACGTCGTGTTTGTTTGGCGGGACGTGTTTGGGGTGTGACGAAACGAAAACGGGCGAAACGCCCACAACGGGAAACGGTGAAAACGTGGAAACGGAAAACGGAAAAACGGACGACGGGAAACCGTTGGCGAAACCGCGCGGGCGTGCGGTTTTCCAAACGTCGGACGAACGGGCGGCCGCGTTTGGTGACGCGCCGTGGTGTCCGTGTGGTTGTGGCGCACACACGGACGACGGCGGCGTGTGTCCGTGTGGTTGCGACGCACACGGCACGGGCGGCGCGTGTGCGTTTGACGGTGACACGGACGGACACGCCGTGCGTTGCGTGTGTGCGGCGTGTTTGCACGTCGCGTGTAACGCCGCGCCGAACGCGGACGCCGAACGGGCGGACGTGGGTTTGTGTCGTTGTGGTTGTGGTTGTGACGCCGACGCACCCGCACCGGAACGGTTGGCGGACGGTTGCGCGGACGCGTCGGACGAACACGACGACGCCGTGGCCGACGCGTTGTTGGCGTTGGACGACGACAACGGGCCGTTGGACGTGACGGCGGACGACGCGTCCGAACGGGCGGACGAACCACCGGACGACGACGACACGCCGCGCAACGTGGACGGGTCGCCGCGTGCGCCGGGTGGTGGTTTCGGTCCAACCGCCGGGCCGGACGGTGAACCGGACGACGGACCGGCCCACGTTGCCGTTGTTGTCGCGTTGTGTGACGCGGCGTGCGCGTTTGACACCGTGGCGTTGACGACGGCGGTTTGTGCGGGGTTGTTGGACCCGTCCGACACGTCACCGTCAAACCGCGAACGGTTTACGACGGCGTACGCCAACGTGTTGACGGCACGCCGGAACGCCACGCGGTGTTGTGACGCGGCCGAACAACACACGGACGCGTTCGCGGGCGTGTACGCGGGAACGTACCCGAAACGGTACGACGCCCGCAACGCGGTACGGAACGCGTCGCGGCGTGTGGACGCGGTGTACGCGTTGGTCGTCGCAAACAACCGTGTGACCGTGAACAACGCGGCCGACGTGGTGGGTGTACCGGTGGACGAACACGACACGCCGCCGACCGTTGACAACGTGGCCGTACGCGCGACCGTGTTGGCCGAAAACGCGGCGGCGGACGCGGAAACGGCGGCGGCGGCGTGTTCGGGCGCGTTTTTCGACGTCCGTGGTCGGAACGTGTTGCAACGGTTGGCGTGGACGACGGACCGTGCGTGTGTCGCGTCACACCACGCCAACGACGCGGTTTGTCCGTGGTCCGAACGACCGAACACGGCGTTGGCGTTGCGTGCGCGTGCGGCGGACAAACGCGCCCACGACGCGCGGTGTGTCGCCGTGGCGTTGGCGGCGTGCGCGTCCGACACGGTGACGTTGCGCGACGTTTTGACACACGTTGACGCGGACGTTGACGTGGCGACGGCGGACGTGGCGACGGCGGACAAAACGTACACGGACGCAACGGCGGCGTTTGACGCGTTGGACACAAAAACGGCGACGGCGGGTAAAACCGCGTGGGTCGCGTCGTGTGTGTTGTCGGAAAACCGCGCGGCCGAAAAACGGGTACGGGCGGTTTGGGCGTCGTTGTGTGACGTGGTGTGCGGTTTGGTTGACCACGCCGACGACGGTGACGGGCCGGTGTCGTTTGTGCCGGTGGACAAACGGTGAAAACGGAACGGGTACGCCGGTACGGGTGGACGGAAACGCGACGCGGTTGGCGACCGCCGGGTGTACGTTCGGCCGTGCGGGCGTGGTGGGAACGAAAAACGGAACGGGCAAAACGCCCCAAACGTGGAAACGGGAAACGGACGGTGTGACGTGGTAAAAAACGGAAAACAAACGAACGACGAAAAACGAACGGACGCGCGACGCGCACAACAACGTGCGGTCGTTGCGTTGGACGCGGCGGTTGCCGGTTTGGTCGCGTTGTGCGAACACGGCGACGGTGCGTACGGCAACGACGCGTTGTTGCGCGACGCGGGTTTGGTTTGCAACAACGTGGCACGGGCGGAACGAAACGCCGAAAACGTGGTCGGGTTTTTGTGCGGGTTGGACAACCCGGACGACGAACGGTTACGCGACGCGGCGGAAAACGTGCGCGACGAAACGGGCGACGTTGAACGGGCGGTCGCGTTTCACGTCGCGGCGTGTTTTGACGTGGACACGGACGCGGGACGCGCCGCGTTGTCGCGTTTGGTTCCCGACGCGTGGTCGGCGTAACCAAAAACGGGCAAAAAACGACAAACGGGAAACGGACGGTGGAACGTGAAAACGAACAAACGGAAAACGAAACGGACGGGGCGTCGGCCGGACGCGGTCGCGTTGGTTTGGCGGGACGTCGCGGCGGTCGCGGCGGTCGCCACGGGTGACGCGGCGACGCGGGCGCGGCGGTTGTTGGCGACCGAACGTCGGCGGCGTTTTGACACGGCCGCGGCGGCGTTGGCGGACGTGTGCCGCGGTTTGCGGGGTGCGTCGTGACGGGTAACGTGGTCGTGTTGTCGCGCGACCCGTTCGCGCGGGTGGACACGGTACGACGGGTTGAACGGACGAACGACCCGTGTCCGTGGTGTGGGCAAAACACGCGCGGACGGTTGTTTCGGTACGGAACGTGGGCGGACGGTGTGGGTACGTCGCCGTTGTGGGACGAACGGGCGTTTTGTTCGGTTGGGTGTCGGCCGGGGTTTTACGGGTAACGGGTAAAAAACAACAAACGGAAACGGACGGTGTAACGTGAAAACGAAACGGAAAACGAAAACGGAACGGGCGCCGACGTGGTTGACGCACGACGTCGAACCGGAAACGGCCGCGTTTGTGCGTGTGGCGTTGGCGTGGGAACGGGCGGCGGCGGCCGCGCGGGCGTGTGCAAACGCACACGTCGTGGCCGACAAACGACACGCGGCGGCCGCGTTGGACGGCGACGCGCAACGTTACAACGCGGCCGACACACACGCCGTGGACGCGGCGGCGGCCGTGGCGGGTGTGTGGAACGCGGCCGAAACGGACGCCGTGGTGGCGTCCGTGGCGTTTGCCGACGCGTGCGGTGTGTCGTCCGACGACGAAACGGCGGCCGCCGTGTGGTGGAAAACCGTACAACCGAAAACGGAAAAAACGCACAAACGCAAACGGACGACGCGCAACGCGCCGACGTTTGGTGGGCCGAAACCACGCGCGGACAAACGAACACGGAAACACGGCGTCGGTTTGTTGTGTGTGTTGGCGTGTGACGTGAAACGTGCGGGCGCGGCGTTGGACGCGGTGTCGGTGTTCGCGTCCGGGTTTTCGCCGGACGACGGCGGACACGCGGCCGCGTGGGCGTTGGTGGACACGTTGCGCGTCGCGTTTGTTCGCGCGTTGGCGGACGCCACCGAACGGGCGGCCGCCGTGGTTGGACGTGGCGGTGTGACGGCCGACGCCGCGTGGCGGTGCGCGTCGCGTTGGAACACGGCCGCAAACGCCACGGTGTCGGACGCGGCGTTTTCGTTGGCGGACGCGGACGCGGCGGCGGACGCCGTCGGCGCGGACGGAACGGACCGACGTAACGCGGACGTTTGTGGTGTGGCACGCGACGCCGTGGCCGACGCCGTGGCGGCCGTGGTGTCGGCGTTGGCCGACGTGAAACGCCAACGTGGTGACGTGCGTTGACCGACCACGACAACACGGGACGACGGGACGGCCGCCACACACGGGCGGCCGTTTCCGTGCGCGGTGTGGTCGTGGTCGGCCGCGTGGGGCCGTGGGGTGACGTGTGCCGGACGCGGCCGGGTTGACCGCCCGTTGGGACGGGTGGACGGTGGCGGCGAAACCCGAACGCGCGTTCGGTTACGGGTGTGTGGGGGCGTGGGGTGGGGTGGTCACGGTTGCCCGCGTGCGGCCGTGTGTTGACCGTGACGACGTTGGGGGTGGGGGGACGCACCGAAACACCGTTTGGACGCAACGGGGGCCGTGTGGGGGCCGTGTGGGCGTGCGCACGTTCGGGCGCACGTTTGTACGCCGTGTGTTGCGGTGTGTTCGGGTTGCGAACGGTCGTTCGGGTCCGTACGGTCCGGTTGTGGACAACGTGTGGACAACGTGTGGACAACCGAAACACGGGCGCGACGCCCGCACCCACCGAAACAAACGTTCCACAAACACAACGCGGCAAACCACCCGGTTCCCAACGCGGCGTTCCACCCGGTTGAACGGGGGGTTTCCCCCGGTTGTTGGGGTGGTTTGCCCGGTTGGGGGTGGGGGGTTTCGCCCGGTTTCTTCGGACCCCCCCTGTCGGGTTCTTGCGCTTCCCGCAACGAAAGATGAAATTGAAGCTCCCGAATAGGAACTCCCACGATGGCCAAGAAGACAATCAAAAAGCTACACCGCTGCCTACGCTGCCAGCGGAAGTTCGAGACCGCCTGCGGACTCCGCCAGCACAAGGTCTGGCACGCCAGACTCGACAAGAAAAGCGGCATAACGGGCAAGAACGAGCACGCCTCCCACGCCGCAAAGCGACTCGAACGCAATCCAGACGGCACAATCACACGCGCTAGCTCCAAAGCACTCGCCGAAGGAAACAAGGGTGGCAACCGTTACTCCGGTCGGACTGACGCGCTGCGGGTTCTGGACAGCATGCTGAAGGAGGCGAAGTGCCAAGAGAAGCTGAAAACGGGACTCCGTAAGGAGCTTCTCAAGAACCCAGTAGGCTTTTTCAAGCAGATCATCATGCCTCTCGTGCCGAAGGAGTCCCTCGTCCGCATGGAAGGAACGATGCGAGAAGCCAGCCTGCTCCACATCTTCCATCAGGAAGCGCCCACAAGCAAAGACAACGGCAACGGCAGCGAACTAACGACGAGACCGACGACGAGACCGACGACGAGATCGATCGACGTAGAAGCGAGGATCATCAGCGATGACCAACTCGGCGACGCCGCGCAACACGCAACCGACACAACCGACGCCACACCCGTCAGCTAACGGGCACTTCAGCGTCTGGAAGCTGCAGTTCAACCTGGCGACCGTCGTCCAGATTGCCGTCGTTGTGGCCGTTCTCGTCGCTGGCTGGCACGACCTGAAGAGTGACTTTGCGAAGTCCACTACGAGGTTCGAGTTTCACTCCCAGAACGACTGGGATCAGCGGGACGACGCCGACTTCATGCACGAGTATTCCACCATCAATGGTCTCATGTGTCCGCCTCACCGTCGCGTGGACGGGCAATCACGGGCGGACGTAGGCACGGACTGAAAAGGAGAACACGATGATCACAAGTGGTCTTGAATTCCTCGCGGCCTTCCTGGCCATCCTGGAGCAGCTGGTGTTCTGGCTGGTGCCTCTGCTCGATCTGCTGAAGGGAGTGAACCTCCTGTGAGTACGTCCCTGAAGACGATTCTGATCAGGACTGTGTTCAAAGTCGCCGTCCTTGTTCTCGTTGTCTTGCTTCTCGCGAGCGCAGGCTGTGGTGACGTGACGAAGATGACCGACGCGCAAGTTGACAAGGACGTCGAAGTCAAGGCGAAGTACATCGACATGTTCTCCGAGCTTGCGCAGAAGCACGGGTTCAGCTACGTTATAAAATTCGACATCGGTGGCGAACCCTCCGTCTCTCAAGAACTCAAGTTCAAGCTGGACACCGACGTCTCTCTGGAGATGATCGCACACGGAAACGCGGCTGCTGGTCGAACGCCGGACCCTCCGATTGAATAGCTCAGACGGCTCGGCGAGAAGAGTGTCAGCGCACAACGCACGATGGTCGTCCTTGGTGAGAGGAATGCTTGCAATATGAACAAAACGCTGCCAATTTCAAGTAACGACACGGGAACAAGACCAACGGCTCTTTACCGTGTGCTGACACTCTTCACCCTTCGAAACATCGCCTGGACAGTCTTCGCAGCCGCAGCGATCACCTGGTGGGCGTGCATCCCTGTCAACACGAAGACTCAGGACACCCACGAACAGTCAGACCACGACGACCGAACCCTCTCCCCTGACGTCGGCGTCAAGAAGGACAAGGTGGGCGACACCCGTCAGGAAGGCATCATAAACGTATCTGTTCCATCGACAGGTTCTACTACGGGCTGGGTCCTGACTGTGGTACTCGGCGGAGTTGCATACTCCCAGAGAGTAGCGCTCCGCCGAGCCCGCTACGGGCTAAAGCACTGCTACGAGTCAATCGACGATCTCGCCGAGGAACACCACGGCGCAATACGGCTACTGAAGGACAAGATCATGAAGGCAGAAGCGAAGAAGTTCGGAGCAGTAGAACGCTACCGCTGCGGGAAGGCGTGAATGCTATGAAGACACCGTACAGCGCACGACTACGTAGCTGGGTCTCGCACAATTGGGAGCTCGCCTTTATTCTCGTTATCTGTGCGGCCGTGGGTATACTGTTTCTCCTTACGGAGAACGACTGACACTAATTGAGGAGAATGATATGGCGACGTACATGGAACTATTTGCAACCAAGGAAGACTCGGACCTGCAAGACAAGGTCGCTGTTGCCGTCGTGGTAGCGGCCGACACGATCCGCACCGATGTACCGGGGCCTGCGAATCAGGTCCAACGGCTCGCGTGGGCTGCCGCGGTCATGCAGAACCCAAAGACCGAGGCTGCACGAATGCTGTGGGCTGTGCTTGCAGCGAACAAGGACAATACGGTGGCACAAATCACCGGGGCCACCGATGCGGCCATCCAAACGGCGGTTGACGACGCAGTTGACCTCTTCGCAGGGAGTTAGCAATGGCGAACAAGATATACGTCGCACGCGAGACACCGATTGTCTGGACTGATGCCGGTGGCGACCTAGTGATAACGCTGAACAACCTGGCTACAACGGTTGCCCGGATAGGGGCACAAAAGGACTTCGGTGCCGGGTCAACCTCCGAGTGGTACACATGGCGACTGACAGTCCAATTTGAGACAGCTCCAGTTGTGAACGAAGTGGTTGGTATCTACCTCTCTACAAGTGACGGGACTGAAGAGGACGGCCAAGAGGGTGCGGTGAATGCTAACATAGCGGACAACAACTCGCTTTTGAACATGCACTTCATTCGTAACCTCGTTGTCACAAGCACTGACGCCGACCATCCCATGACGACCAGTGGTATTGTCCGCATCGCCACGCGGTATGTTTCCCCCGTCATTCACAACGCCACGGCGGACAACTTCCGGGCGGACAATGATGCCAGCGTATTCACCCTGACGCCGATTCCGCCAGAGGTCCAGTAGTGAACCAGGTTGCCAAACCACACCTGCCGGTACTCGACACTAGCCACCCATTGGCCGTGGGGCTTACCGGGTGCTGGCCCTTGTGGGAGCGGGGTGGCACTGCTACACGGGATGTGTCGGGACGCAACCTCGATCACATTGGGGTGTTTGATGCTACTTGGCTTCCGTATGGAGTGGACCTCGCAAACGACACCGACAAGGTCGAGTTAGGTACATCACGATTTGGCATAACCACGTCCTTCTCAATAGTTTTCAGGCTCGTGGTAAGAACCACAGTCAACGGCAAGTTCGTGTTCAGTAGGTCACCGTTTGTCAGGCCCATAAACTTCTCTGTGCAAAACAACGAAGCGTTCAAACTTCAAATAGCCACGGACGGTGATAATGTTACGGAGACCACTCCTGCCTCATCGTATGTGATTGGCGTACCCCTCAATGTGGCCATCACCTGGAACGGGGCGACCGCGTACATTTACAAGAACGGCACCGTGTTAGACTCGAACTCGCCTGCCGCACCGGACCCCAACTTAGAGTGGATCAACAACACCACCGAATGGACTATTGGTGAGGGTACTGGTATTGGGGGGTCCGGGTTTGATGGTGAGGTGTACCACTTCTACATCTACAACCGGGCCTTGAAGTCAAACGAGGTGGCCGAACTGCATGCGGACCCGTATGCCATGTTGAGACCTCACCGAACACTCGGATTCGTGGCTGCCGCACCCCCTGGTGGACTCAGTATTCCCGTCGCCATGCACCACTATAAACAACTCATGGGAGTGAACTGATGCAACACTTACGGGCAAACACACAGGTAGTCGTAACGGTGGGGCCTTGCGTGGATGTGGGCGATGGGTTTACACCGCAAACCGATATTACTCTTGGCGGCGACGAGGCCGAGCTCATCAAGCACGGCTCAGATACCGTGGTGGACATCAGCGGTAGAACCTGGGTCGCCGTCGCCAACTGTCGGGGATACTACTCTCTCACGCTCACTACGGGTGACACGGAAGAAGAGGGCCTGTTGGTCGTCATTGTCCAAGACGATTCTGACATGCTCCCCGTCAAGCAAGAATACATGGTCCTGTCAGCAGCAGCCTACGACAGCAAGTATCTGCCAAAGGACGCTGGCTTCATGGATGTCAATCTGAAGACCATTAATCGCACGGACACACAAGAGACGGAGGCAGCCAACCTCGAAGCCGTGTGCTCCGCGTACACGTCTGCGAAGGGACTCTCTGGGACTGACCTCGCGACCGTCGCGGGTGACGTGGCGAACGTCGATGGTTCCTCGATCCCGACACCGTCGCAGATTCAGACCGAGATGGAGGAGAACGGGGCGAGTCACTTGGATACGCTCGTGGATCGAGTGACGGCGGCGGTCGCACTCGCCAGCGTCTGTACGGAAGGGCGACTGTCTAACCTGGACGCTACAGTTTCTTCCAGAAGTGACTTCGATGAAACGACCGATCCGGTTGAGATCCTCGCCACGGGTGGCACGGCAGGTAAGAACGCCGAGGAGCTTGTGGACGACGTCTGGGACGAAGTGCTCACAGGTGCGGCGCACAATAGTCCGACCACTGCGGGACGGCGGCTGCGCCAGGTGAGTGACTCCCTCGTAGTGTTGGCGGAGGGAACTGCACAGGCTGGCGGGGCCACGACGATCACGCTCGCGGCTGGGGAAAGCGCGACGGATGACCTGTTCCATGACGCCTACGTGTCGATTCTTTCTGGAACGGGTGCTGGTCAGATTCGTGCTGTTATCGCGTATGACGGTGCGTCCAAGGTAGCGACCGTTAGCGAAGCCTGGGCAGTCAACCCCGCGAATGACAGTGACTACGTACTCGCTGGCTCGGCGTCAGCAGACCTTCACACGATCAATGAAGACACTGCGTCAGCCGCCAACCTGAAAGCCGCATGCGACGCCTACTCCGCCGAGCGAGGTCTCTCCGGTACGGCACTGCCCGCTGCGGTCGCTGACGCCGCTGGTGGCTTGCCCATCAGTGACACAGGTGAGTTGGACATGGACGCACTCAACACGGCGGCCGTTCGGCTGACGGCAGCGAGAGCGCAGGCAATCGACGACTGGATCGATGCGGGACGACTCGACACCATACTCGACGCTCTGACGACCGCGATTGCAGGATTGAACGACATCGACGCCGCCGCCGTCAACGCCGAGATGGTGGACGTACTGCTGGTTGACACCCTCACGGAGAATGCGCAGGGAGTGCCACCCGCCACACCGACAATCGGACAAGCGATCATGCTACCGTATATGGGGATTCGCAATAACTCTGAATCGACGGTATCGCTCCGCAAGATCCGCAACGACGCCGGAGACGTCATCGCGAAGGCGTCACACACTGAAGCGGCGAATGTTTACAACGCAGGGCAACTCGAGTCAGGACCGTAGCCATGGCCATCGACGACCTACCGGACGACATCGAAAGTAAAGTATCGACGGTAGTCGGTATCTTCTGCGCCGCCCGTCCGCACTTTCCCAGAAGTGGTGGATCCATCGATGCGATCCGCCGTAGAAGTCTCTGGACGTATGCCGGGATCGACATCGACCCAGGGCCAGGGCCAAGTACATTCAAGTTCAGAGGAATCGGTCAGACCGGTATTAAGCACACGCTGAACGCCACGCGAGGCAGTGGAGTGAGTCACGATGTTAGCTAACGTATGGAACATCGACAGCGCGCTGACGTTTGCGATCAACACACACAGCCTCACCACGGGCGCTGCAACAGACGCAGACTCCGCACCCACCTACACGGTGTTCAAGTGGCACACCTCCGCCTTCATACAGACGGGGGTGATGGGCTCACACGGTGGCGGAACCACCGGATTTTACAGCGAGACAATCACACTGGCATCCGCAGTCTACGAAGTTGGCAGAACGTACCTCATCTACATCGAGGCAGTCATCGATGGGACGACCGTAACAACTTCGATCACGTTCCAGGTGGTGTCTCCCGCTGTAGGAGTGTACTTGAACGCAGTAGCCGTCAGTACGGTGTCCACCACCGACGCACCCGCGATTTCACTGGCGAAGGATAGTTCGGAACCGCACCCAATTCTCATCATCACGGACGCCTCTGGAACGGCCATCAACCTTTCCGGTAAGGCGCTACGGTTGAACGTGTGGAACCCCAACGATGGGACTGAGGCACTCGCGGAGCAGACGTTCACCACGGCAGACAAGCTCTCCATCGGTGGTGACGACAATAACCAAGTAACTCTCGACCACGCGGCCAGCGACGTTCCGGCAATCGTCGAGAGGAAGTATGACCTGTGGAACGTCACGGACAACTACCTGCTTGCACAGGGGATCTGGTCCGTGTATCAAACTGTGCTAACGGCGACGGTGTAATGCCCGAGTGGGGCGAAACAGTCGAAGAGAATGGAGTTCGCAGGAAGCACTACCCCTGCCACAGATTTCAGTGGGAGGTGCTCACTGCTACGGAGAGGTTCACCGCTGCGATTGCGGGAACGGGTGGCGGCAAGACTGTCACAGGTCCGCTCTGGCTCGCGAGAGAGATTGCGCGTATCGGGCAGGAGCGAGATCTTGAGACACAGCCGTATAAGTGTATGGTTGTCGCTCCGACGTATCCCATCCTTTCCAGAGCGACGGCTCCTGAGTTGGTTCGGAGTTTCAGAGGAACAGCGCTGGAGGGAAAATACATTGAATCCCGAAATGTCTACATTCTGCCGAACGAGATGGGGCTTATTTATACTCTGTCGGCGGATAATCCGCAGGGTCTTGAAGGTGGCCAGATTGACAGTGTGTGGATTGACGAGGGTGGTCAGATCACTTACACGGCTTGGATTGCTCTGCAAGGTAGACTAGGAGCGAAGCAGGGGCGTGCGCTAATCACCACGACACCCTACGGAGAAAACTGGCTCTTCCATCGTTTCTGGAAGAAATGGAAGCAGAAGGATCCAAACTACCGGGTAGTCACGTTTTCCAGCATTGCGAATCCAGTCTATCCGCAGGAGGAGTACGAGAGAGCACGCAGGGAAATGTCTCCGCAACGGTTCTCAATGCGGTACGACGGTGAGTTCATCCGGATGGCGGGGCTGGTGTTCCCCAACTGGCGAAGCTGTGTCAAACAATTCATCGAGGTTCCGCAAGGCACCAACTACGGAGGTGGTGACTGGGGGTGGAGTCCTTCACCGTTCGCAGCGTTGGCAGCCGTGTTGGATAGTGAAGACCGCCTCTATGTCTGGTACAACCGCAGCGTTAGGAATGTCAGCGTCGTTGACCACGCGAAGAAACTGCCGGTAGGAGTACACTATTTCTTCGACCCTGCCAACCCAGAGGGAATAGAGACACTACGGCGGGCAGGTCACACGGTCGAGGCGGCCCGCGTGAAGAGCAAGATCATCGGACTCGACGCTGTGTATGCCCGTATGGCTACGGGACGACTTATCATACATCCGAAGTGTCGAGCACTGCTGAAAGAATTGTCCGCTTACCGTTACCCAGAAGAGGACGACGAAGTCAAGGCGAAGGAGCCGATTGGAGAACACCACAGTATCGACAGCCTTCGATACATGATTTCTTCAATCGACTCGCTCAGCTTTGCGGAGGTGGCGTAATGCCCGAACCGGACCTGGACACGCTGAGCGACGATGAGCTCGACTTGTTCGGAAAAGAAGACTGCGACACCAATGAGGAGGTGACGGAGCGCTCTGCGGCGATGCCCGCTGACTTGAGTCTGCCGGACGCTGTACGACGTGCGCCGACGGCAACGCAGCAGCGACGCCGAGGCTGGAAGGAGGACGTGAACATCGCGCCTGACCAGCCGTGGTTGCACGAGGACAACCCTGCCATCTGGGAGGGTGGCGAACTTGAAGACCGGCGGCCGACCTTCGGGCCGAGTGTCACTATCCTAGGAGACCTGTAGATGCTGAGCATCATACAAGACACCGGTGAACTTCTTCTACGGGTGAAGAGAGCGATACGCCCCAGCGGAGGTCGCCGTCGATCCGATTCTACGCCTCTCGTGGGATCGTCGGTTGGCGTTATTTCGCAGTGGGCGGACATCTTCAAGCGTCGCCGGACACCGACCACACAAGAGCTCATCGACTACTACACTGGTGTCGTCTTCACCTGCTCGTCACTGAACGCATCGACGTGTGCGCGCGTGTCACTGACACTCTACGCGAGGTCACAGCCCAACGGGATCCAAACCCGGCATCTGCACCGTCGCGTGGAGATGGCCGAGAGAGACTGGTTGAAGCGATCAGGTGTGTGCAAGGGCCTGAACGCCACGTCAGGAATGGTGGAGGTGCTGGATCACCCAGTGCTATCCCTACTGGAGAACGTCAATCACCTCATCGACGGGTTCTCACTCGCTGAACTGACGCATCTTTACCAGGAAGTCACCGGACTCGCATACTGGTTGGTGGAATCGGGGGCGTTCGGACGGCCCGAGCGGCTGTGGATCATACCACCCCAGTTCTTGTTTCCAAAGTTCAACGACAACCGCGAACTCGCCAAGTATGAGTTCCGAGTACGAGGACAAACGCAAGACATTCCGGTGGACATGGTAATTCCATTCCGCTTTCCCAGCCTCACTGATCCGAACTACGAAGGCTGCAGCCCCACAAAGGCGCTCGTGGAGACGATTGACAACGTGCGGGCGGACGACGCCTTCCAGACAGCGTTCATCAACAATCGAGCGCGACCAGAACTGTGGATTACTCCCAAGCAGCAGGGTATGGGTAAGCACGAATCTCGGCGACTGAAGGCCCAGCTACTGGAAGCGTTCTCGACTCACAACGCCGGTGGTACGATCATCACTGAATCGGCGATGGACGTGAAGGAACTCACACGTAGTTCTAGAGATATGGAAGGACTTGCTCGCCGAAAGGTCAGTCGAGACGAGGTCTGCAACGCCTTCGGCGTACCACTGCCGCTAATGAACGAACGCACGAACCTCGCCAACCTGAAGGCAGCGTTGATTCAGCACGCAACGCTCGCGGTCATTCCCAGAATGACGCGATACTGCCAAACGCTGACGCAACAACTGCTGCCTCGCTACGATCAGTCCGGGAGTTTCTTTTTCGGGTTCACCAATCCGATACCGGAAGATGAAAAAGCGAAAGCTGAAGTTCGCTCAATTCGTCTAAAGAGCGGTGAGATCTCGATCAACGAAGCCCGTGCAGAGACTGGAAAGGCCGAGGTGGCGTGGGGCAAGAAGGCCTGGCTGCCGGCCACACTTTCACAGCCGAGCGACGATGACGCGGCAAACTCGCGGCAGAAGACGCCACCACCAAGCACTGGCACGGGTGGACCTGCAGGACGTCCACCGGAGAAACCGTCAGAGTTTCCAGACAGGAAGAAATCACTACCCGACCCGGAGCAGGTATACGATGCGACGGCGATGTACTGGGCCGGGGTAGCCGACGACCACACGACGGTCAAGCGACTCGTTCATCTGGGAATGACGCTGGAACAGTCGTTGAGCGTAACGCAGCACAGCCGTGAGCCGTTGGAGCTCGTACACTGCCACGAGAAGGCGGAAGGACACGGGCGACCGCTACCCCTTGGTAGCGATCTGGCTGACGTGCTGCGAGGCGTGTTCCGAGAACAGCGCACGGAGACACTCAAGTCATTTAAGCTGGAGTGGTCCAAGGCTGCGTGGGACGACATCGACCTGAGTAAGTGGGACCCAATTCTCGCCAAACGAGCGACACCGGCAATCCAGCTGGCGATGGCGAATGGTATGAAGGAGGTCGTCGCACGACTCGGACTCGTGGACGGTCCCCAGTTTAGTATCTTCCAGCCGGAGGCGAAGACCGCCGTCAAACGTGCGGTCCTGCGGTTATCTGCAGAAACGAACAGGACGACGGAGCGCGCATTGCGAGGACAGATCAAGGAGTTACGCCAGTCGCTTGCTGAAGCACTCGGCACTGACGCGAACACTCCAGCACTGCTGACGAAGGCTGTGGGTCGCGTTTTCAAGGACGCAGAAACGTGGCGTGCGAAGCGAATTGCACTAACGGAGTCAAGTCGTGCTACTCACACCGGCCAGGCACTGGCTGCCAAGAATAGTGGAGTCGTCATCGGTTTCAAGTGGCTATTGTCCGACGACGCCTGCGATCTGTGTCAGGCCATTCTGAAACGACACCCGAACGGCATCAAGCTTGAGGAGACGTTTGGAGACGTGGACAGCTATGCCGCACGAGGTGACGCCAAGAAAAGCGCCGCGTACAACGAGATCCCACACCCTCCAGCGCACCCGAACTGCCGCTGCGCATTGCTAGAGACGATCGACGAGTCGAAACTGTAGCCTCGGAGACCAGAAATGAAGAACAGACAAAAGCGAATCGACAGGGCCTTCGGGACTACTGAGGGTCCACTGGGAATCACGATGAAGGATGCCCACGCCAAGGAACTGGACAGGCTGATGAAGGACCAGCCGCAGGAACTGCGATCAGCATTCCACTGTGACATCAACGGTCAGACAGTCGAGGGGTATTGCCGACGCGACTTCACTCCAGAAAACATCGAAGTCAAGGAAGTCAGCGGTAACGAGTCCGAGAACTGGGACGTGTCAATGATTACCACCTCCGCGCTTGATCGAGATGGTGAGGTGGTGTTGGCTGGTGGTGGAGACTTTAGAGCGTATCTGAAGGGCGGAGGTGTGGTGGCGTTCAACCACCAGCACAACCAGCTACCTGTGGGTCGCGCTGCTTGGGTTACGCGCTCGAAGAGCACCAATCCACACAAGGATGGATGGTCGGCCAAGACAATCTACCACACGCGGCCAGATAGCTGGAAGGGAGACTGGCTACCAGACGCCATTTTCCACATGCTACAGTCGGGTGGTTTGAAAGGGAAGTCGCTGGGATTCTTGCCTCTTGAGGGACGGCGTCCAGAAGAAAAGGATTTACGAGCACGGCCAGAGCTCGCCAAAGCGCACTTCATCGTCACCAAGTGGCACGCGGTGGAGTACTCCGTCACACCGGTACAGGCTAACCCTGATGCCGTGGTGACGGCAGTGAGGAAGTGCTTCGACGCGGGTATGGGATTCGATGTGGGTCTTCTGGAAAAGATGGGACTGTTCATTCCCGGCCTTGTCACGAACCCCACGCCTGAAGACGACGACGCTAGGACAGTTGAGGAAGTGGAATCCTACGATGTGCGATTCGCAAAGGCTTTGACCTGTTATAGGAAGAGTTTACGAAGTGTCAATCTGACTACGGTGGTCAGAGATGAAGTTCTACGGTTTCTTGGAAGATACTAGGTCGTCTAGAGTGTAGCACGATGCCGAAGGCTGGAGCGTAAGCAGGCCTTGACGCGGTGACTTCACAGGATTGAAACGGTGTCTCAGAGGAGAAGACGATGAAAGCGAAGTTCAAAGTCCTCTCGACTTTCAAGGATCACACACCGGGTGAGGTGTTGGAGCTCTCCGAGGAAGAGGCGAAGCCTCTCCTCGAACTCGACCTCATCGAAGAGGTGAATCCTGAGAAAGCCGCGAAGGACGTAGTGATGAAGGAGTTCACCACGTCGATCAAGACGATGGTGACAGATTCCATAAAGAGTGTCATGTCCGAACTGGTCATCGACACGCCAGGAGATGCGAAGATCAAGCTCCACGTCGGGCAGGAGCGCGAGTTGCTCGACCCGAAGGAGGGGTACGACTGCTCAGGATCGTTCGTGCAGGATGTGTTTCACAGCAAGAACGGGACGACGCCGAACGAACGACTGAAGAGTTACATGGACCGGAAGCTCGCTCGCCTGACCGACCTCGCCACAAAGGCGGGGAGTCCCAGTGGTCAGAGTGAGTCAATCGGTGAGGATGGTGGTATCCTCGTACCGGACGACTTCTCGAACGAACTTCTCCGTAAGACGTTCGACGAGAACGACCTGCTCAGTCGTGTCAAGAAGTTCCCCACGAAGCACAACTCGCTTGACTTCAAGACGGTCATCGAGACTTCGCGGGCGACCGGTTCACGACACGGGGCAATTCGTAGCTACTGGATGGATGAGGCTGAACAATACACCTCAAGCAAGGTGAAGTTCGGCACGCTGTCCATGAAGCTGCACAAGCTCGGCTCGCTGGTTTACATGACCGATGAGCTCTTGAGTGACTCTCCCTTCGCACTGACGGCCTTCCTGTCCGACATGGTCTCGAAGGAGATGGCGTTCATGATTGGCGACGCGATTATCCGTGGCAACGGAATCGCGAAACCCCTGGGGATCCTCGACGCGGGCAATAAGTCGAAGATCGAGATCACGAAAGAGACTAGCCAAGTCGCGAAGACGATCGTGGCGGAGAACATCGACAAGATGTGGCAGCGGATGCCCGCTTATCTGCGCAAGAACGCCATCTGGCTGATCAACCAGGATGCCGAAGCAGCGCTGAACAAGTTGCACTACGAGTTCCTCGTCATCGAGTCCGCTGCGAACGTCGGCGGGTACGGTTTCCCGCTGTACATTCCGCCCGGTGGAATCTCCAACAATCCGTCTGGTGTGTTGAAGGGTCGCCCGGTCATCGTGTCTGAGTTCTGTGAGACACTCGGAACGGCTGGAGACCTGATTCTCGCGAACCTCGACGAGTACCTCATGCTGACGAAGGGCGGTATCACGTCGGCCATGTCCATTCACCTGCGCTTCGACTACGACGAGCAGGTGATGAAGTTCATGTACCGCATCGACGGTGAGCCGTGGTGGAACGCTCCGCTGACTCCCTACAAGGGGACGGATACACTGTCGCCGTTTTTGACGATCGCAGTCCGCGCGTAGACTACGCAGGTCTTCGCGAAGAAAAGAAAGGAAAGTTCAATGGTTCCGAACAATCGTTCTCTTGCAGAAGAGATCTGCGTAGTCGATTCCGTCGTTCAGCTGCTGGTCGCGTCAGACGACATCCTCTACGTGGGACATCTTCTGGGAAACTTCAAGAAGTACATGGTGATCGTCACGCTCCTTGCGCCGACTGACGCGGAAACCTTCACCGTCCAGGTCGGAAAGGGGAGTGCTGCTGACGGTACGGGCTTCGTCGCTCTCAAGAGTCCAATCACCGAGAGTCAGACCTACACACTCGCAGCGCATGCGACCAACAACGACGGTAAGGTCATCGTTATCGGAATCGATGACGTGCTCTGGCAGCAAGAAACATCGCTGGATTACCTCGTCGTGAAGCTGTTGACAAGCAGCACCACGGGAACCGATCTGTGTGTCACGATACTCGGCGTGAACCACAGGGCGACCCCTGTGTGGGCGCAGAACGCGCTGAACACCACGGCACTGTACCAGAACCGTGCCGATGACGACGCGAACATCGTCATGCTCATGCGGTAGGATCTCTGTGTGTGCGTCTCGGAAGTGCGGGCGGCCTGCAGGGCTGTTTTTCCGTGGCCTGGCCAGTTTTGCTCCTCCTTTCTGGCTGGCAGGTCGCCCGCACACCATTTATGGGAGACTGAACAATGGCACTCGTCGCGATAAGTCTCGTACTACGCTCAAGCAAGCTGGCAAACGTAGACACTGGCCTACTTGAGCTTCTCATCGACGCAGCGAGCGACGCTGCCGAGCGGCTGTGCCATCGTGAGTTCAAGCGCAAGAGTCTCACGGAGAACTATGATGGCGACAACCAGCGGCAGATCGTCCTTCAAGCGTTTCCGGTTCAATCACTGACAACCGTCGTCTTTACCGGTAGTCTGGGATCGACGACCACTTACGGAGCAGCGACCGACCCAACGGCAGCGGAGGTATTCGTTTACGAAGTGGATACCGGCATTCTACGATTCAGACCCGGATCGAACGTCACTCGCTTTCCGAGGGGTGTGAAAAACATAGCCGTCACTTATGAAGGTGGCTTCGATCCTATTCCGTCTGATCTCCAGTACGCTATCATCCAGATGATCGAACACCTCGCGGCGCAAGATGAGTCAGATTTGGGTTTGAAGTCGGAACGTCTCGGCGATTATCAGGCGACGTTCCAATCTGTCACCGGTCAAGGTCTTGCGGCTGAATGGCCTGGACAGGTGGTGAGTGTGTTGTCTCGGTACATGGATCACGCTAACCTCTGGGTCCTCTGATGTCTGTGAAAGCAATAATCAACCGTCACGGCGTGAGCGTCCAGTTCGAGCGGGCGACCACATCCGACTCACCCACGGGCGCCAAGAAGCGGACGTGGGCGAACCACGGAACTGCGCTGACAGGTTGGTTACAGCCCGCTATGTTCCCAGGAACTGGCTTTGAGGTGGTCTTCGAGAAGCACGGCAACCGGTCCTTCGATGCGACACACAAACTCTACCTGCATTCCAACCCGAACGTACAGGAGGGAGATCGCGTGACAATTTCTGGGAGAGTATACAACGTGATAACAAGCGCACACGATCAGGCCGGTGTCGGTCAGGTATGGCGAGTGGATTTACAAAGCGATGGCTAGACTACCGAAAATTACGAGTTCACCTGGTATTGGATCACGGCTTGCGATGGGCAAGCCGGGGATCAAGTTGGGCGACAAGACGATGAAAGTCGGGTCTGTCGTTCTTCGGTGGTTCGGCGGGAGTACGATGGAGCAGATCGACAGCCGCGTACAGCGTCGGCTACGCGCGGCTGGGAAGGTTCTAAAGAACGAGATCAAGGCAGGTCTGAGCAAGCCATACAGGGGAACGTCGGGATTAGAGCGTGGCTGGCCGAGACGACGGACTGGACATCTACGAAGAGGAATCCAAGACGTATACAACCGAGCGCGCAAGTCGGTACTCGTCGGAACGGATGTCCCATACGGCAAGCATCTCCAGCTAGGCACGTTCAGGATGGTACGCCGACCGTGGCTTACGCTGGGTGTTCTTCAGGCGTGGTCGAAGATGGTCGGCGTGATGAAGCGAGGGAAGATCTCGTGAAATTCAAGACGCCACTGCTGAAAGCGGTTTACGATGTTCTGACCTCACAGCCGGAGTTCGCTGGGAGATTACCGGGTGGACTGTCACACGGACGCCCTGACGCGAACCCGACGATGCCCTACGGCTACTACGAGGTGTTGTCGGATGTGGGAATCGATGCGGAAGACACAGGGACTGGCGTACTCGAAACGCTCGCTATTGCGTTTCACGCCTACGCAGTAAGCAGTGAAAACTTCGGCGGAGACCAGCTGGCGGACGAAGCGCTGGAATGGATCCGTGATGTTTTTGTGAACGAACAGCCACTGATGACATGGACGGGTGGTGCTGTAACCCGCACACAGAAGACTGGAGGTGATCTATCGGAGGATCCTGACCGTTTGGAGGATGGCAATGTTGTATGGCACGCTATCCTAGTACTGGAATTCACAGTTACACTTGAGGAGACCTAAATCATGTCAGACGGAGTGGCTGGGACGTTCAAGATCACCGCCTCCTGGGTGGCGACCAAGACCGTCGAAACAATCCCTGGGACGTTCAGCGACACGTTGCAGTCGGCTATCACCTACACGGGTGGCGTGGGCGACGGACAGCTGGACACACACTACATTGAGAAGGCGAAATCTCTCGCCGGATCAGGCACAGACACCTATGACCTGCAGGCTGCGCTAACGAATGTTTTCGGAGATGCGCACACGCCTATCTTGATGAAGGCACTCATCCTCATCAACAACTCCGGAAACGGTGCTGTGTTGACGTTGGGCGGTGCCGCAAACCAGGTGCCGTTCATGTCTGACCCTGCGAGCGACAAAATCATCATCCCGGATGGTGGCTTCTTCGCGTGGGCTGTCAGCCTCAATGCATCCGCTATCGCGGTAACTGCCGGAACGGGTGATATCATCACCATCACCGAAACGGCCGCACAGGCGGCTACGTATGATCTGTTGGTCGCTGGCGTGCTGTCGTAGGAGAGCGTCATGATCGTACATGGTAGCTTAACCGCGTTCATCAACCTGATCGCGCAGAAAACCGTCGAGGGTGACGTAGTCGGTACGTTTCCGGTGCCGATATCGAAGTCGCAGACGTTTGCCTACGGTCGTGGTGCGGAGCAGATGGACGAACTCCTGATGAGCAGGGACAACGCGATTTCAGCGAGTTCAACCGAAAGCTTCGACGTCGTGTCTGGACTGACCAACGTGATGGGTGAAGCGGTGGTGATGACCCGCATCAAGGGACTCTACCTAGCGAACATCTCAGGTAACGGTGCAGCGTTACGTCTTGCCGTAACGAACGCTGACATCTTCGACGACCCAACGACGGCTATCCTTATTGTTCCAGACGGAGGCGTGTGCGCGTGGAGTGCGCCTGTCGCAGTCGGTCCTGGTTCAATTACGGGTGCCGCAGAGGTACGGATCAGCAACCCTGGCGGCAATGACGGCATCTACGACTTGGTAATCTTTGGACGAAAGGTATAGAAACGAGGTGAGATCACATGGCCAAACAGACGGGTAAGGATGGATCCGTTTACGTCGATGGTTCACAGCTGAAGGTGTCAGACTGGAGTCTCTCACTCAAGACTGACATCCACGATGTGACGACCACCGAAGGAGACGGAGCAAAAGAGAAAATCGGCGGGCTGCTTGAGGGCTCTGGGACGGTGTCATCCTTCTGGGATGTAACGGCTCACCCCACGGACACCCCACCCAACCTACAGCCGGGTAACGAGGTGGTGCTGAAACTCCACCTGGGAGCCGTGGCTGACGGGAAGTTCTTCACGTTCAGTGCGATCGTAGAGGAACTGTCTATCGAGAGTGGAGTTGCTGTGGCAATCGGCTACAACTTCACCTTCCAGAGTACGGGACTAATCACGTATCCAACGTAGGATGTGGAACTTGAAAAAAGGAGATTGACCATGAGTAAGCCTTCGAGCGAAAATCCGGCGTCCCTGCGTAATATGGGAGATCGGACGCTGTCGATCAAGCATCCTGAAACAGGAAAATCCTACGCAGTGGGATCATTGCAGATCCAGCAGCTTATGGAGTATGAGGAGTGGTTGGGCGCCGAGTGTGTTGAGCACGCGAAGAAATTCATCTCACGGGCGGGTGACGTGTTGAGTGCACAGGACCGGGCGACAATTCTGTCTGACGTATTCGAAGAGTCGAAAAAAATCTCGCTGACCACGCCCGAGGGATTACGATTGACGGAGAGTCTCCGAGGTACGGCGCAGCTGTTGTTTCTGTGTATTCGCCGTTTGACTCCGAGTGTCACATTGGAGGAAGTCCTCGGACTCATCACACCCGGCAACTTGGAAGAGGTGACTCGCGTAGTGGATGCCGTGGCCGGTTTGGGTGACACGGCAACGGTGGGAAACGAGACGAGAACGGAGGATCCATCGATTGGGGATTAGTCTTCACCACGCTTACGCTGCAATACGGCTTCCATCCGGAAGAGATACTCCGGTTGACTGTTCGTCAATTCGTGGAGTACTACGTCCGACTGAGTGAGGCGGAGGGAGACGGTGGTCAATTGCGAGGCACTCCGATGAGCTACGAAGGAATAGTAGCGCTGGCAGATAAGAAGAGAACGGAACTACGGAGACTACACCGTGGCATTTAAGCTTCTTGAACTTTTCGCAGAGCTTACGGTACGAGACGGCAAATTCACCGCTGCGATGGGTCGGGTGCAGGTCCGCGCACAGCGCATGGCTGCGACACTCGATAGCATGGCACAGAATGCAAGACGGGTATTTCTCGTTTCGGCGGGTGCCGTGTCCGCGTCGATGTTGGCGTTTACTACCTTCGAAAAATCCATGGCGAAGGTCTTGGCGCTGTCTGGTGCGACCGCCAACGAGTTTAAGCACCTCACCGCTGTAGCACGCACAATGGGGCTGACGACCGTCTTCACCGCAAAGCAGGCCGCAGAGGCGATGGCCATGTTCGCGTTGCAGGGGTTCAAGGCGCGCGAGATCATCGAGGCCCTACCAGCCACACTGAACCTCGCAGCGGCGGCCGACCTGAGCATGGCACACGCAGCTACCATCACGGCTGGTGTCATGCGCGGAATGAAACTGGAAGCAAAGGATCTCGGTCGTGTGGTGGACAACCTCGCCCGCGCGGCAGCAAACTCAGCCACGACGCTTCCAGACCTTGGCGAGGCGTTGCGAGCACTGGGTCCGGTTGCCGCTGCGACGGGTGTACAGATCGAAGAGGTGATGGCCGCAATTCGCGGACTCGCCAACGTCATGATCCGTGGTGCCGTTGCTGGAACGGCGATGCGGAACATTCTCATCCGCCTACAAGCGCAGCCGTCCGACGTCGCGAAGGAACTCCGTAGGCTGAACATCGTGGTTGACGACGGCACCGGGAAGATGAAGGGCTTCGCGGACATAGTCGAAGAAATCAACACCAAGATGGAACACTACACGGCTATCCAGCGAAACGCAGCAGCGTCACAGATCGCTGGATTGCGAGCTACCGCCGCGTTCAATGCACTGCTCGATCTGGGTGCTGATAGACTCCGTGAGTGGACGAAGGAACAAGAAGAAGCCGCTGGTTCTGCGAGTAGAATGACGGAGATTCGACTCGACACCGTATTCGGTGACTGGAAATTGCTGTATTCGGCGATAACGGACCTTGCCATTACGATGGGTCAGCGACTCGCACCTGCAATACGCGCAATTTTCATCGCGGGTCAGCAGACTGCGATTTCCATCAAGGACATGTCGAAAACCACACACGACTGGACAATAGGAATCATCGCGAGTACCGCAGCAATCTCAGGGTTGATCCTTGTGTCGAACGGACTAATAGTCGTGCTCGCGAAAATTAGAATCGCGATGATCGCGGCGTTACACACACCTGTCATACTCGCTGCGGCCGCACTGGCGGCGGTGATTCTGGCGTACACGCAATTCAGGGATAAGATAAGCGGGGTGACATTCCCACTTGAGATGCCCTCTACAATAAAAGACACGACGAGAGAACTGAAAAGCGTACGTCGTGAAATAGAAGAAACACAGGAGAAGCTCGACGAATTGCGAGATGCCGTGCAAAATGAACCCGGCACTCTCGTGCCGTGGTTGGATGCTCGTGATGTCGTATCTCTCACAGACAAACTCGACGCGCTACTGAAGCGGATGGTCGCACTTGAAAAACACCGAGAAAAGCAGGCTGAAGCACCAGGAAAAACGAAAGCAGCACTCGAAAAAGAAGACGCTGAACGGCGGAAGCAAATCGGTGCGTCACTTGACGAATTGGAGCGCAAAGCGCGTCACGACCGCCTGTCCGAGTCGGAAAAACGACTCAAGATCATCCGAGACGAAATGCGCGAACGTCTGGCAGAGGTCGAATCCGCACTCTGGCGCGAGGCAGTCACCTACAGGCGAGCCGCACGAGCCATCGTCCAGATTATGCTGGCGCGGGCGAAGAAGGAATCTGAAATCTGGAAGGAACGACGAGAAGAACAACGACTGCGAGATAGAGAACAGCAGGCGGCCAACGACGCTGCGGAGGAACGTACCAAACAAGTCGCAAAGCTGAACGAGAAGATTGCGCGCGTACACTCTCAAAGCACCTCGTCAGCGCTGGTGCATTCACTACGTCAGCTGAAAAAGTGGTTCGAGGAGATCCGCGCGGCGGCGAAGAAGCTCGACACGGTTCCGGTGGGTCTGGCAAAGGCTTATGCAGCGGCAGGAAAAAAGATTTTCAAAGATTTCATCAAACCACTGCGCAAACGGATTGAGTCGATCAGAGACAGCTTCATGGGCATTAGCAGGATGTCGCTATCCGGTCTGTCAGCGGCGATCCAAGCGGGTGCTGACGGAAAAGCACACAGAGAAATCGCACTGCTGGAGGAACAGATCCGACAGGCGAGGCAGTCGTTCACGATTTTTCAGCGGAACGACAAGCGCATGCTTCGTATTATGAACGCCGTGGAGAAGGACAAACCAGTTGTAGGACCCTAGCATGATCATAATGGACGGACACCAGGTGGAAGTGGTCGCCCTGACAAACAACGCGGGCGGCAGCATGGATGCCTGGGGACAGGCGGACATGCAACAAGCATACCGTTGCGAGTGGGGCGCGAGGTTTGACGTGTTAGCCTTCCTGCTGGGCTATCCTCCAGGACCGACCTACCTCGGTGTGTCAAGAGACCCACACAGATACCCCGGTCTTCCAGCGCTCGTAGCCCTGGAAGCAGACTGGGAGGGTGTGGGAAAGTCGTTTCTTGATCCGGCGTTGAACGCACTCGCCTACCCACAGGCACTCATCAAGGTGAAGTACGGAGTCCCGAACTACACCACGGGACCAGCCACCAAACAGGAAGACCTCCCCAACTACGCAGAAGAACACTTCGAATCTACGGCCTACGTAGACACCGCTGGACCAAACGTGTACCGCTGGGCAGCAGGACACGGAAAGCTAGAGACCAGGGTCGGTGTCAAGACGTACGGCTGGGACAGGGTTTACACACTACGGCGTGTAACATCGATCAACTGGCCTAGCATTAAACTCGCGCTCAACCATCTGAACGATCGTGAGTGGCGCGGTGTGCCGAGAGGGCAAATGCTCTTCTCGTCAATCAGTACGAAACGAAACATTGGACCATCATTCCAACCGATAGAGGTAACTCTACGGTTGTCAGAGCTTGATCATGATCACAACCACCTGTACAGACCAGGTAGAGGATTCGAAGAGGTATCGCCTCTGATTTACAGCTACGTTGACTTCAGACAAATTTTTGTCTTCATCGTGTAGGAGTAATGACGTGGGACAGACACCTCTCGAACTGATTAAGTTTGAGGACGGACAAAAGCAACTATCAGCGCTCGAGATGAACTCCATCGTGGACAACCTCGCACGGCTGAAGAGACTCTTCAGCATGGCGGGAGAGGCGAACCTCATCATCAACCACGACGGTATCCTCGTCACAATGCAACCGGATGACGCCACCGCCGTAGTCGGCGTCATCGTATGCGCAGGTCCTGGTGGAGAAGACCACAATCCGAACCCCACGGACAACACCTACTGGGTGGAATCCGCGACATGTGAAGACACCAACTACGCAGTGCCGATGACGCTAACTCGCGTGGATATCCTTCTGGAAGTGACTGGGAAGATCGAGGGTGAGTTCGTAATCGGTGACGAGGTGACACAGGCGGCCGTCTCCGGAACCGCTACGGGAACGGTCGAGGGTGTGTTCCTCGACGAAGACGACCACGACAATGACCTGTTCCTTGTGCGTCGTACGGACGGCGACTTCATCGTGTCTGCGACCATCTCCATCACCGGTGACGGAGGCTATGCGTACCCGACTGACATGACTAGTAGTGATCTATTCCTCGCCACGAACATCGGCGAGAACATCGGCACTCACTTACTACCCGTGGGTCAGCCGGTGGAGGTCTCCACCATCACAGACCTCACCGAGCCTCCAAGGCGACGTAGCTTCTTCACGCTACTGCCCCTGGCGATGGCGGTTTACATCGGATACGCGGGCAGCGCGTGCGCATCACAACCCACGGACGGGCACGCATCCTTCTACGCGGGTAGCAGTGAAGGTCGGCTGGAAGAGTTGTCAAGAGACGCTGGCGCTATCGTTCGAGATCACGCTATCTTCCAGAATAAGCTCTACGCTGCGATCGATGCCACCTTCGATGGAGATCGCGTCAACATTGCCTGGTGGAACGACGATTCTGAGATGTGGGAGGGGAGTGAAATCCCCGAAATTGCGACGATCCATACGATGCTCGTCAAAGACGATCATTTGTACGTTGGCGGTATCGCCACGTCTGGGAATGGACTCAAATCGGTCCAGCGTTTCAATGGTGAGACTTGGACCATCCTTACGTTTCCGGCGGCGTCTGGTGCGTTCGACTGTCAGCAGATGTTGGTGTGGAACGACGAAATCTACGCCTGTGGAATCATGGCAACGGGTGGCTTCACCAAGGGAGCGGCTCGACTCATCGACACGACGTGGTCAACACTCGGATCTGGTCTCGGTGACGAGTTCGGTGGCTGTTTCGCCTTGTGTCTTGAAGTCCACGATGACGGTAGTGGTGAGAAACTCTACGTAGGTGGCGACTTCGATCAAGCCAACGGCGCTGCGTTGTCCGTCCAGAACATCGCGGCGTGGGACGGCTCGACGTGGTCTAACCCTGGTGGCGGCATCGCGTTCACGGGTGTCGGTGGTGTGTACGCACTGCGGTCTTACGATGACGGTGATGGCTCACTGCTCTACGCTGGTGGTCAAGCGCTCTCACAGTGGACGCTACTCGCGTGGACGGGTCAGGCGTGGATTCCAGCGGGTGAGCTCCTAACGGTCGTCGTTGGTGACGTCATCATCTACTCGATGGATGTTTACGTCGGCAGGCTGATCATCGGAGGACACTTTCACAGAACAGGAGGAATACCGAACGGTCCGCCGTTTTTGCGCGTCGCGAAGTACGACGACGCAAGCGGACTCTACGAAGAGATGAGCGACGGTTTCGACGACACAGCGTACGCCCTGGGGACGTCTGCAACAGAACCAGTGGCTGTAGGGAGGTTCTTACACAGTGGAACAAACGAACGACAACACGCAGCGCAATGGAACGGAACATCTTGGATTCAGATGGGAGAAAACACGATCAGTGGTCCGGTGTTCGCGATTGCTACGCTGGGTGGTGACACTTTTGTTGGTGGTGACTTCCTGCGTCTAGACTTACCGGACGGAGAAGGGTCCATCCAGGCGAAGCGGCTCGCCAAGTACGACGGTGAATGGTCCGCAGTGGGAGATTTCAATGGCCCGATCTATGGGATGGCAGTCGATCCAGTCGGCGGTAAGCTTTACCCTGTGGGACAGTTCGATATTGCTGGAGGAGCAGCGGGCAATCTGTGTGTCGTTGAGTGGGACGGTTCCGTATGGAATACCATATGCTCCGCCATCGTTGACACACCTACGGGATTCCCACGATTGCGAGCGGCGTACTTCGATGTGGTTTCTGAAGATTTGTATGTAGCCGGTCGTTTTACGTCCATCGACGGTGTGGCAGCCATCAACGTCGCCCGCTACGACGGAACCTGGCACGCACTCGGCGGTGGCGTGGACGCAGAAGCGCTGTCGATTGAGAAATACAGTGGAAAGTGGTATTTCGGTGGTGAGTTCACCTCCATCGATGGTGGCACCGCGAGTGCCTACATTGCTCGCTGGACGGGCAGCGCGTGGGAGGCAGCGTCAACATTCAACGCCGCCAGCTTTCTCAGTCCGGTGTCCGCACTGCGGCTCGTGGACTCGAAGCTGTGGGCTGGCACTCTCTGGGATGCTACCGGCGGCGTGTTTTACGTCGTGCGTCGCTATGATGACCCGAATTGGTCAACGGTGGCGGGTGCAGGTGGCCGCTTCTCAAACGATATCCTTGACATCCTCGACACGGGTGGTGGGAACGCCATCATCTGCGGTAAGTTCACACCCCAGAGTGATCACGAGAAAGCCATGGTGCTGCTCGCACAGTTGGACAAGACCGGAATGCGATCAATTGGTGGTGGTGTAGGAGTCGATCCGATTGGTGGTCCGGTTGGGCTGGATAGTGGAGAGGTGTACAGCGTCCGCTCACTCCAGGAACCGGGGAGGCGATGTTCTACGCTGTTCGTGGGTGGCGCAATCTCGCTGCGATCCAACAAACCCGCGCGCGGAATGTGTGGTTTGAGTACTCGCGGACTTGTTCCGCTTCAGGGAGGGTTTGATGACGGGCGAAGCGATTTTGTTCTTGGAGCAAAAGATTTTCTGCGAGAGGGTGTCCGTGTTCTAGTCGTAGGAAACTTCACGGCGTGTTATAACGACCTCATCGCACCGGATGACGTGGGCGTGGTCGAACCTACCGAGGTGAGTTACTACGCCGCGTGGTGGGACGGGAAGTACTGGGTTGCGGCTGCGACCGGACTCAATACCGTTCCGTCAGCGGTCGTGAAGTATAAAGACGAGTACTACGTTTGTGGTATCATCGGGTTTGTACCGATGAAGTCTGTAGACGCTGAGACGGACACCTGGTCAGTCGTCGATGCGGATTTCGGAGGTGGTGGAGAGCATTGGTGCATGCAGGTTTTCGAAGAGCTCCTCTTTATTGGGGGCAACATGTTCGTAGCACCATCGGGGAATCAGCAGATCGTCACCTATGACGGCACCACGATTACGGACGTGTCACCGTACGCGGCTATTGATATACGGCGATTCGTTCTGGCGGAGTTCGACAACGGCGAAGAGTTGTACTGCTGCGGTCAAATGTGGGACGGCACACCGATTCGACGCTGGACCGGTGGCGCGTTCGTTGACGTAGCCGCTGGCTGTACCGGATCCGCGAACTGGATGACTTACGTTCCAGACGACACGTCTCCGTGTATTATTATCTGCGGCCATCTCATCGTAGGTGGTGTGGAGTGTTCGATGGCGAAGTGGGATGGAACGGGCTGGACACAACTAGGCAGCGTCACCGGGTCCCCAGTACCGGGAAATGCTTACGCGGTGCATCACTTCAATGGACAGGTGTACTTGCTTGGGGGCTTTCCTTCAATCACGGATCCCAACGGAGTACACGACACGGTGTTGACGCCCAATCTGGCAGTGTGGACACCGGGTGGGTGGTGGGAAGCGTCACCCGCTGGCGGTCTGAACGGGCTGGGACTCGGAGCGGGATGACGCAAGTACATACGTCAAAGGGGAATAAAAAATTTGATTTTTCGTAGGGATTTCGCGTGACATCGGCGCGAGTTTCGCGTACAATACGGATGTCGAATACGGAAAACGGAACAAAAACAAGGAGGTAGCACATGAACACGCATTTGAGAGATTCCAATTCCACTGCTCCGGAGGGTCCGTCTGCCAGCCACATGATTGTTGTATTGGCAATAGTCGGAGTGATTAGTTTCTGGGCGGTCATTGCCGTTCTGGTGGTGAGGTGGGCGTCGAGTTAAGTCTGCACGACAAAGGGAGGACCGGTGGTGAACCTTCGCGGACAGCAGGTGGATACCTCACACAGCGACGGACGCGGAATAAACGAAGCGTGGGAGTATCTACTCAAGCGCAACGAAGTCTTCGTGTTTCGGGGGGAACCCGAGAAGGTGCGAATGAACGAGGAACTCCTGGAGGAGTTTCAGGCGATGTTTCCGAATCGTGTATTCGCAGTCGAAAGGAGAGTAGTCAGTACTCGCAGCGCTTACAATCGTGGGCTGCTAACGAACAGCATCAAGCCGCGACTTCGTAGCTGGCGCTACGTGCGGACTGATTCAGGAGTATTTAGAATGACGGCACGCGGTCGTGTTGTCAAACGACTAGTAAAAAGGGAGACCATCAATGTCGAGAGTAGTCAGAACAGGCAAGAAAACGAAATCCGCTGCTCGCACTGTGGGCACGTCCGCACGCAAGGCCAAATCCAAGAAGCCGAAAAAGTCGGCGACGTTGAAGAAGGGGCTGGGATCTAGCGGAGAGAACGTCGGCGTGAAGAGTGGTGCGAAGGTGAATGTGGCGTACTGCGGCGTCTTCGTAGAGAACGAAGGTAGGAAGCGCAAGTGGACGGATGAGCAGATGCTTCAGAAGATGCAGGCCGACTTCCCCACCAGAAAGACGCTCGCCTTCACCTCACTCGGCGGCCTTCAGGCCTACCGCAGCGCCTACAACCGCGGGAAGTTCAACGGTGGCGCACGCCCGAAGACGCAGTCTCACCCCTACTCAAGCAACGGAAGTCGGCTTGAGGTGACTCGCGGACGCAAGGCCGGTGTGACGACCACCGCGAAATCGAAGAGTGGCACGGCGAAGAAGGTAGGAACGCGGGGAAAAACGAGGTTTCCTCCGATGAAGAGCAAGAAGGGCAAGAAGGGCAAGAAGGGCAGCGCAACACGGTAGTACCACAGATCGACTGCGACCCGTGTCCGAACAATATCCCAGGAGACCGCTATGTACATCCACCCACAATCGGATCTTTCGCAGGACAATCCTGCTTCCGCCCAGGATGCCGCGGCGCATACTTTACCACCGTGGCCGACACACGCAGCTATGGGCGCGTACCGATCTGCATCGATGAATTTCACCGTCGATGCGAGCACACCTGTCCGAAGTGTGGTGGTGTTGTGTCCGGCATGGACTGGCTTTTCCAGCGTCCATGCCGGAAGTGCCGAGGGGGTAGGACGTATCCACTGCGGCTCCGCTACCACAGCTGAAAGACGCACTCACCGTAGAGCAGGCTGACCAGACTTCCGTTTCCCCTTCCACCAGGCGGCTCGTGTCTCACCGGCACGGGCCGCCGCCCGTTGTAGAGACCGAGTGACTGCCATCACACTCCGCCAGCCGCCCGCTGACACCACCAGACTTCGAGCGTAGCGAGCGCAACGGGCGAAACCTCAGTTACGGCACACAGACGGAACGCCGGTGCCGTCAACAACTTTGCAGACGAGCGGGAAAAAATTTGAAGAACCGACCCTGCGCGCAGTTGACTGCGCTTACGGTACGGGTCGTCTGGGTCTGCCCCCCGGACACGCGCACACACGATACGAGAGATCTGATGAAGCGGAAGCCCTTCTCCCATCAACGCACCGCAATGGAGTACGCATGGCCTCGCGACAAAATCGCGCTGTTCATGGAGATGCGGCTCGGCAAAACTCTCGTCGCCATCCGCTGGGCAGAACGGCAACGAGGACGCAAGCTGGTTGTCCTCCCGCTTGCCGTGGCGGAGGTGTGGGTCGAGGAGTTGGCTATGGAGGGACTCTCCTCGACCCTTCTTGTAGGAACCGCGAAGCAACGAGCTTCGCTTTATTCGAAAAGTACGGCCGACTGGTTCATCGTCAATTACGAGCACCTCGTTACAAAGGAGCCCGTCGTTTTCGACAAACGCTGGGACGTGGTCATCCTCGACGAATCGTCAAGACTGAGGAACCCAGGCAACAAAACCACCAAAGCCACCATTCGTGAGTTCTACTACGTCCGACGCAAGGCGATCCTTTCCGGTCTCCCGAACCCGGAGAGCGAGCTTGACTTCTTCGAGCAGTTCCGTTTTCTTTACGGTAGCTTTCTGGGAGAAAGGAACTGGTGGCAATTCCGTAACGAGCACTACTACCAACTCCAGGGCTACGACTGGTATCCTAACAAGGGTGTTTCACGCTGGATCAAGAAGGCAGTCCACGACGCTGCCTTTGTGTTGAACCGGAAAAGCGCCGGACTCCACAACGAACGACTCACTACCACGCGGCACGTCACACTACCTCCGAAGATTCGACGTTCCTACGACGAGGCGGAGGACGAGCTCACGATGGACGGAGCGGAGACGAACCTGCACATCGTCCGCGACACCTGGCTCGCGCAACTAACCGGTGGCTTCTACGAGAAGGACGGACGCGACTACCACCACACCGCGAAGACAGACGTACTGCTGGAGCTACTTGAGGGTGAACTGCGCGGACAGCCGGTGATCGTCTGGTTCCGATTCAACCGCGAGCTCTACGGTGTCGAGCAATTGCTCCACGAACATCACATCTCCTGCGTAGCGGTGACTGGAAGAACAAAACGCACGATGGCGAACCTCCGCCTGTTCCGGTTCAAGACTCGAAAGTGCGACGTGCTGCTCATGCAGCTGAAATGTGGCAAGTACGGATTGAACCTGTCGGTGTCGTCCACCGCGATCTACTTCGGCAACGGCTTCAGCTTCGAAGACCGTGCGCAGAGCGTGGAACGAATCGCGCATCCTTCCAAGACTGACGCGCTGTTGACGATCGACCTCGTCGCTCGCGACACGATCGACGAAGATATCCTAAACGCGCTGCGAGACAAGCGGGCGAAAAGCCGCTCGTTCACCTCGCGAATCGTGGAGAACTTCCACAAAAGAAGGAGAGAATGTCATGATTAAGGTCGGAGTCGGTTTCACCGCGGAGTGTGATGACTGTTCATCAGCGTGTGGCCCCGTTTTTGAGAGTCGAGCGGAGCTCGTAGAGTATTTACAGACGAATCGCTGGACACTCATACTACGCGACGACTTCCGAGCAGTGCTCTGTTGCCGAGCGTGCGCGCAAGCAGCGCGCAGAGCGGAGAGCGGCGATGCTAAACCTGGTAGGTAGGTCGGTCGCGTGTGTCGATCCGGGGCGCAGCGCGGGACTCGTCATCTGGACCAGCCGTGCGTGGAAGTGCAAAAATCAATGTCCGAATGTTCAGATGCGTGTGCGAGGTCCGACGCGCGAGCGCCACTACCACCTCGCACTCGATGACCAGCTGAACAGCCTCATGGTGTTATTCGCAAACTACGACGTCGGCACTGTTTTCTGTGAACTACCGGCTCGTTTCGAGGGACGCCGAGCAGCAGCAGCGGAGGCGTCCGGTTCCATTCTCAAGCTGATGTATTGGGTCGGCCAACTTGCGGGTATGTGCTACTCCCAGAGAATACGCTTCTACCGCGTACCTGTGCGACTTTGGAAGGGGACACTCACGAAGCAACACACGCAGAAGCGGGTTAGTCGTGTCGCGTCGCAGAACGGTTGGATCCATCGCGTGAAGAAACAGCCGGACGTCATCGACGCACTCGGTATCGGTTTGTTTCTGCAACGCAACAAAGGAGCGCTCGATGAAGTGTGCAAGTCGTAAACTTCAGGAGAAGTGGAACAAGCACCGCAAACGCTGGAAGAAGTGTCACCGATGCGTGCTGGCCAACACCGCCACACTACGCGTATTCGGGCGAGGTTCGCTCCCCGCTGACATTCTCTTCATCGGTGAGGGTCCAGGTAAGACAGAGGACGTCCTCGGTAAGCCGTTCCTCGGCAAGAGCGGTAAGGTGTTGGATAGCTGGCTGCGCGAACTCGGCGGGAAATACTCATGGTGCCTGACGAACCTCGTGGCGTGCCGCGCGTGCGATCAACACGGTGCTCCCAACCGCGCACCTACGACCTTCGAAGCAGGGCAGTGCCGCGATCGAGTACGGAGAATGCAATCGTTGGTACAGCCACGACTCGTGGTGCTGCTGGGTCGCACGGCGAGCATTCACTACGATCCCGAAAACTGGAACACACCGACGCTGTCCCTTTATCACCCCTCCTACATCTTACGGCAGGGTGGCGTCACGTCGGCTGTGAACAAGGGAACTGTAGAAACTCTACTGGCGGGAACGCGCACACACCTGGAGAGCGCTCATGTCCAAGGTCACACGAATCCGAAAGCGGTCCTCGAATACGACAGTAAAGCGCCCTACGGCGCAAGGCGCAATGCGTACGTCGCCAAACCCAGACCTCTTTCAAGGAAAGCATAGCTCAGTTTGGAATTTCTGGGATGATGGGGTGTCGTCGTCACTCCTCTACATCTTTTTGAACAGCCTCGAAGAAGCGCGGCTGAAGCTCGTGTGTGGTTTCCGCAGTCGTGGGGAGCCGATCTACTTCGCGTTTGGAACGTGCATCCATTGGATGTTGGAGAAGCTCTACAAGCGTGGTGAGGTGCCGACGCTGAAGCAGATCAAGCGTCTGTTACGAAAGTACGGAGAGGCGTGGAGTAAGGACTGCCCGCGTCCGACGATGCACCAAACGCAGCAGCAGGAGCTTGTGCGAGGCTTGGCGAGTGTCGTCTTACCCGCGTACTGTCAGCGCTGGGAGGGTGACTTCAAGGGCGGGAAGTACCCGGTCAAGACCGCAGTTGCGAAACCACACGCCTGGGTGTCGTTGGAAACGCGGTTCCGTGTGCCGTACACGTTCCCAGATGGTGCGCAGACGTGGCTCAACGGTACACGGGATGGGCTGTTCTTGACGCGACGCGGGGAGCCGTGGGGTTTCGACAACAAGTGCCTCAAGATCATCAAACCAGAAGACATCACGGACACGATGCCGGTAGACTTGCAGATGATGTTCTACGTTTTGAGTCTGTACCTCGAAGGTGAGTTCGTTCCGTGTGGGATCGTCAAGAACATCATCCGTCGCCCTGGTCAGATTCGCAACTCGTCAGAGACACTGACCGCCTACCTCAAGCGCGTGGCGAAGGACGTACAGAATCCGAAGAAGTGGGATCACTACTTCCAGAGATACCAGCTGAAGATCAGTAGGTGGGAAGTGGAGGAATGGCGGAAGAAGTGGTTGGATCCGCTCATGCTGGATCTGCGGCTGTGGTGGGAGGGAAGTCGTCCAACGTACGCGAACCCGCTGACGCTGCTGACGAAGTATGGGCGTAGTGACGTGTTCGATGCGATTGTGTACGGGAACACGGACGCTCTGATGAAGCAGAAGTCCGTTATGGACTACCAAAACAAACTGGCGTAGAGAGAATACTATGGTAATCGAACGAACGGTAACGTGTAGCTACGTCGCAAAGTGTGACTGGTGTTCCAAGGTGAGTGTTACGCGCGGGACACGCGCAGACGCGATGCTCGCTGCGTTCGAGAATGATTGGGAGTTCACGCAAGGACAATCACGGACGCAGGTAGTCCTCTGCGACCAGTGTGCGGAACCACTACCAATTCGGAAAAGGAAAGGGACGTCATAATGGCGAAGGTATCTTCGACACGAGCGACGGGCAAGCTAAAGCTGCGTCCGTCGCTCCTCAAGAAACGACAGAAGAGACCGGACGTGTCGCTACCGCTGAAGCACACGCCACCGGGTGGCTCGTTGCGAGACTTCAGCGTGCTGCTACACGGTGAGAAGAAGGTCGGCAAGACCTCTCTCGCTAACCAGGGTGAGGAGATGGTGTTCTTCATCCAGCATGATCCAGAGCAACGTACGCTCAAGCGACTAGAGTACCTCGTCCCCGACTGGCTGACCTACCTCGACGTGCTGAAGAGGCTCCACAAGATGGTAGCGAAGGGTCGGTTCCCGTACGATCGCGTGGTGGTGGACAGGGTAGACATCTGGTTCCACAACTGTCAGGCGTACATCTGCCAGAAGTTCGGTATCGCACACCCCCAGGAGGTGGCGTGGGGTGAGGCGTGGTCAGCGCTGCGTACGGAGTTCGCTCGCGGTGTGAAACTACTTCTCGACTTACCGAACGCGACCTGGTTCATCTGCCACAGTGTCTGGAAGGAAGTGGAGACGCGAGACGGTGAGACGGTGACGAAGCTCAGTCCAGCACTGACCCGTACGGCGGAGGAGACGTTGAGTGGTCTGGTGGACGCTTGGATCGCCTACGACTACTCCGGCTCGGAGCGTGTCCTCTGTCTCCAGGGCTCGGACCGCATCGGAGCAGGACACCGACTGGACGGACACTTCCTCACCACGGACGGCAAACCAATCCGCACGTTACACGCGAAGGGCAGCGCGAAGGCTGCCTTCCGGCAGTTGGAGCGAGCGTTCAATAACAAGATCGACAAGGCGAAGTATCGCAGGAAGAGGAAGAAGACATGATGACACCCGGAACGTATCGATGTGAGTTGTCGCGCTCGTGGTTGCAGGTGAAATTCGACAATACGATGGTCTTCCGCCACGAGTTGCGCGTATTGCACGGACCAGAAGAAGGACGTAGGATTATTACGGAGACGGCCGCGATGGACGTACCGGAAGAATTGGAGGTGCCGGACACAGACTCGAGTGGGTAGGTGTTTTCGATTGTTGGAAATTTCAGTTAGGAGTAGAATGTTGGCCAAGAAAGGCAAAAGCAAAAGCAAGGACAAGAGCTACGCAGCACGGCTGAAGAAGCTGCAAAAGACTTGGGCTGCCGCCGTGGAGGAAGGCAAGGAGAGTGGCCTGATCGATCTGGAAGATGGCAGCTACAAAGCGCGACTGACTGCGATGGAGGTGCAGGAGTCGCTCAGTAGCGGCAATCTCCAAGTGATGTCAGAGTGGACGGTCATCGAGGGTGAGAGCAAGGGCTCGTCCACCCGTGACTACGCTCAGATTGAGCGACCAGAGAGCCTCAAGTGGTTCTTTATGTACCTGGTGAAGCTCGGAGTTGACAACGCAGACGAGCTCGACATCGGCGACCTGGAGGACGTCTGCAAGGATCTGTGCAAGCTCAAGCCCACCGCGCTGATCCGGTTGAAGACAGCGGGCGAGTACCAGAATCTGCGTCTGCTCAAGCTGCTTGAGGACGACCAGCCCGACGACGATGACGATGACGACTCGGACGACGATGATGACGACTCGGACGACGATGATGACGATGACGATGACGACTCGGACGACGATGACGACTCGGACGACGATGATGACGACGATCGCGACCCGGAGAAGGGCGACACTGTCAAGTTCAAGCACAAGAGAAAGACGGTGGAGGGTGTCGTCAAGTCCGTACAGAAAAAGAAGGAGACTGTGAAAGTCAAGGTCAAGAAGTTCAAGGAGGTGATCAAAGTCGCGTGGGACAAGCTCGAGATCCTCATGGTCGAAGAGGACGACGACGACTAACCAACCGGTCTTGCGTGATACGGCCCTCAACGGACACCGGGTGGACCATTCACGGCACCACCCGGTGTCAGGAAGGAGAAACGAATGAAGGAGTCAACGGACGGGCGACCAATAATCTACTTGGCCGGTCCCTTTTTCAACGTAGCACAGATCGAACTGTGTCGGCAGGTCAAGGACGTACTCGACAGAAACACGGAATTCTCCGTCTTCTGGCCGTACGAAGCCAATCCCAAGGTGACGATCAGCGACCCTGCGGAGGCCGTGAGGGTGTTCCAACAAAACGCAGACATGGTCGCACGAAGCCACGCCATGATTGCCATCGTTGATTGGGAGCTTCCAAAAGACGAGTACATCGTGCGCATGAAGAATGGTCACTTTCAAGAACGGATCAACGTCCCAGACGCGGGCACTGTGTGGGAAATTGGCGCGGCGTGGGCGGCAGGCGCACTCGTAGCGCTGTTCAGCGCCTCACAGGATCGAAAAGTAAATCTTATGCTGTCGCAGTCAGCGGTGGGTACGGCGTACGGACTCAAACAATTGTGGAAATTCATCCGACCGCGCGTAGTGGGTGAACTAAACTGGCGAGAACTGTCAGACTGGAAGGGTGAACAAACATGACCGCAAAACTACCGCACATGAAGAACCTACTACACATGAAGAACCTACTGCTTGGCGACGTAGGACGCCTGCGTTTCACCACGCGCTACAACACATTCCCGGTTCAGAACCGGGAATCCGTGGCAGAGCACAGCTACTACGTTGCTCTCTATGTGATGTTCATCTGCGATTGGATCAACCGATGCGCACCACACGGTACGCTGGGCATCAACAAGACCTGCGCTCTTGAGAAAGCATTGATGCACGATCTGGAGGAAGCGAAAACGGGTGACTTTCCACGACACTTCAAACACTCGACACCCGAACTGCGTAGACACCTCACAGTGGCCGCGGCGGAAGGAATGCGTCAACTGGTCGATACACTGACAGACGACGAGACCTACCGCGACGTGCTGGCAGCGCGGTGGTCTGCTGCCAAGGACCCAGTGACTCTGGAGGGTCGAGTGGTGGAGTTCGCAGACTTCCTTTCTGTGCTGTCCTACTTCCTGTACGAATTTCGCGCAGGCAATTGGGGTGTGATGGAGCACGCGGGACTCATGGCGGCGTACTACAGTACGTTCAAGGTGGACAACTACGACTTCATTCGTCCTTTGGTTGACGAGGTGGACAACATCATGGAGGAGCTATTCCGTGACAATCAACTTCGACGATGCGGAGAAAGTGCGAGACCAGCGCAAGATTGACTACGGAGATCAAGAGGCCATCAACGGTGAGACGGGTCGTATGTGGGCGTCAATGATCCGACTACACAACAAACCAGACACCGTTGTTAGAGACCTGCGCATTCCAAGCTGGCTCGTACCGCTGATGATGTCTGTCGCAAAGGACGCCAGACTGTGCGTGAACAAAAAAGAGGATAGCTACGTTGACGCACTAAACTACGTCAACGTCGCACACGATCTCGACAAACGAATGGAGCCAAGACATGACGACGGAACAAAACGCGAACCCGTCAGCCGCGCTGCTGTCATACACCCGCTGGCCGGTGGAGACGATGTACTGCCAGTGGATCGCCGCCCGGATGGAGGCCAGTGAATCCGTCGCTCACCCACGCGACGTAAGGTACAGAATGCACGATGACGACGCTTACAGAAAGCGCGTAGACGGCATCGTCGCAGGTGTTATCGACATGAGAGCACCCATCCTTGAGTCAATTCATTTCACATTCCTACTTGAGAACATCCCGATCTCACTACGCGAGCAGATCGTGCGACACCGAGTAGGTCACAAGTTCGGGGACCGGACGGGCATCGACATCATCCCCGAACTGTCGAGCGCGGGATTCTTCTCACAATCGTCACGCACGATGGACCTGTCCACGTTCGCGGATGAAGGAAGGTACTACATCCCAGAAGAACTTGATGACGAAATAGCTGACACCAAAATCTCGCCGCGCCAGATTTTCAAAAACGCAGTCGTCTCAAGTGGTGAAGTCTACAAACGACTCACCAGACGTGGCGTTGCTCCCGAGATTGCACGGCAAGTCATGCCCCTGTGTGCCACGCACCGGATAACATGGACGGTCAACCTACAAGCATTGCTGGGTCTGATCTCCAAGCGGTCATGCTGGTTGGCACAGCTGGGCATGTGGAAGTGGATTCTGAAGGACATGGTCCAGGCGGTCGGTGAAAGCTGTGGTGAAATCGTCACACAGGCACTGCTGCCACCGTGCATCAAGGACTCGCGCTTCGCAGACTGTCCGTACAAGATTGACAATCAGACACGGCTGAACACCGGCGACGTCGGAGTACCGTGTCCGCTCTACCTGAAAAACCACCGGAAGGACGCCTGCCTCGCACTCACGGAGGCGAGAGACACGCTGTCTGCGTGTGGTGGTACAGTTCCTGACCTGTGGAAGTACGACACCGACGACGCTGAATGGACCATACCACCACGTCAGCTACAGGAGTTCAAGCGGCTGTCAGCAGAGTTTATCGAATTGTTGCGTCCGTGCATGCACGAACGGTGGAAGTGGCATTTCGAAATGCCATCAGTGGTCGTACGATGACAACGAAGTGCGATGACATCGTGGCGGTTGACACAGAGACAACGGGCGTTCATCCTTGGCTGGGCGACCGTGCCTTCGGCTTCGGCTTTGTGTTCGCGAGTGGTCCTCGTCTTTACTACGAGTGGGATGTGGACCCCTTCACACGCAAACCGAAGGTCAGCCGCCGCGATCGTCGCAAAATGCGGGAGATCATGGAGAACCCACGTCTGCGCAAGGTGTTCCACAATGCGAAGTTCGACCAGCGTATGTTTGACGAAGGTCTCGGCATCGACACCCTCGGACTCATCGACGACACGATGTTTATGGCCCACGTCTGCAACAGCAACGAGCCAAGTTTCGCACTGAAGAATCTCATCGCGAAATATGCAGACGATCCCACGCTGGAACACGAGCGTATTCTGGAAGCAGCGGGCAAGGCAAGGAGACTCGCTCGTCCGCTGGGATGGAGCCTGAAGTACGACGAGACGGAGCAGATCGACGGGACCGTGAAGCGTAAGGCGGCCGTGCCTGCTGACTACTGGATGTTGCGCGCTCTGGTCAAGACGCATCGGAAGCTGCTGACGGTGTCGCAACGGCAGTGCTGGCCGAAGCTGTGTCGGAAGTATTGTCTCATGGACTGTGAGTACACACTCCTCCTGTTCATGATGTACCGCGGACTCCTTGAGACAAACGGGATGCAGACGATCTACGACAACGAGATGGAGCTTCACCACGTTACCTACGACATGGAGAGTCGCGGCGTCGCGTGTAGCGCAGACAACGTGGCGATGCGAATCAAGCAATACAAGAAGGCTGCCACGCACCACATGAACGAGGTCAAGCGGCTGTCGTGGGCCTCGATCAACGTCAACTCGACCAAGCAGATGAAGAAGCTCTTGTTCGGCGACCTTGGAATTAAGCCGACAAAGATGACACCAACGGGAGAGCCGAGTGTAGGGTGGAAAGCGCTCCAGTTCTACGAAGATAACGAGGTGGTTCACAATCTTCTCAAACACCGTTCAGTCGCAAAGGGATACGCTACGTGGTTCGCCATCTACAAGAAGATGTCCATACCGGACCCGCTGAACCCTGGTGGACGCTGCCTGCATCCGAGCTTTCGTCAGTTGGGTGGACGCACGGGACGCTACAGCTGTTCAGAGCCTAACCTCCAGAACCCTCCAAGCCCAGAAGCCACGCGCTCGCACGAACCGATCCACGCCCGTACGCCGTTCGGGCCGCGACCGGGATACGCCTGGCTGTGTCTGGACTACCGAGGTATGGAAGTGAGAATCTTCGCGGAGATCGCACAAGAGCCGCACATGCTGGAGGCGATTCGTAAAGGTCGCGTGATCCACACTGAGATTACGAACCGAGTCTGGGGTGGCAAGGGAAACGAACGAGCGATCGACCAGATCAGTCGGTCACTTGAGATCGATGGTAACGGCGCTGGAGGTAACGAAAAAGTCGAAGCCGCACACAGACACTACGGCGTCAAGGATCCAGACCATGTTAGCTCGGTGGAGGTACGCCGCATCTGCATCGATTTTCTCGACAAGTACGGCTGGGACATCGTCAGGTCACAGGCAGCACTCGGCAAGAAGAATACGAAGAGCAAAGCGAAGGAGCTCACGTTCCTCAAGATGTACGGTGGTGGTGTAAAAGCGGCGTGCGACATCATCGGGTGCGAGATGGACGAGGCCATCGAGCAGATTGCGGCGTACGATGATGCGTTCCCTCGGATCAACGAATTCCAGCGGGAGGTGGTGATGTCCGTCCGTCAGTGTGGCTACATCGAGACAGCGTGGGGTCGAAAGCTCTACGTTGACCGCGACATGGCTTACCGAGGAGTCAACTACACGATCCAAGGAACGGCAGCAGACATTCTCAAAAGTGCAATGCGTCGCACGGTTTGCTGGTTTAAGAAGAACCACGTCGATGGACACCTCGTACTAACCATCCACGACGAGAACATCTACGAGGTACGGATTAAGGAGTTGACGTGGCGGGTGGTGACGGAATTGAAGAAGATCATGGAAGACATGGAAGGTCATCTGACCGTGCCGATGCCCGTTGATCCGGAGGTGACGTTCACCACCTGGGATCGTAAACGAAAAATTAGGGGATGGGACTACAGATAAAGGAGAATAGACGCTATGCCACACATAGAAGTCAACGTATCGATAGCAGACGGACACGTTGCGAAGACACTCAACGACGGTGCTATTTTCTGGAACAGACGACTGATGCAATTTTTTCAACTACACAGTGGTCCTGGTAGCGGCAAGTGGTATCTACGTCCAACGCCATTCCATGTGAGAGCCACGACGACCACACACCCCACCGCACTCGATGCGGTTGCACACGCGATGGTTCATGACGGCCTCATACGCGTCCATGTCGGTGATCGTGTCGTACTCGATGTGGTGGACGGAATCGAAAAATGAAGGGGTGGGACTACAGCTAGGAGAGTGTGTGATGGATGAGTCACTGGTCGTGAGGATATCGGCGATGCTTGGGGTCGTGTGGGTGGTGGGCAGGGCGTGGGACATCGTATACTGGCGCATTGTTCGGCGACTATACCCCAATGACTACCGCTGGCTACTCTCAGAGCGATGTAAGTTCTGTCGAACACGGTGTAGCGTCTGCTGCGCGGGAAGGTTTTCGTAGTGGAAGTACCAGCGATTCTTACACCATATGCTTGCCACGGCGTCGAGTTTATCGAACGAGCCGGAGCCAACGAGTTCGTAGGCGTGTGTCCGTTCTGCGACAAGAGCGGGCACTTCTACGCCAACAAGCTAACGGGTCAGTACAGCTGCAAGAAGTGTACCGAGACCGGCAACGTACAGACGTTCCTCAAGCATGTCTGGAAGCAAGCGTGGGACGACACGGGGAAGACGCAATACAGACGGCTCGCCCGCTCGCGGGGGCTGCCCGTGCGCGCCCTGAAGCGTTTCTGGATAGCAAACAATGGAGACGGCGTCTGGCTCGTTCCGTGCTTCTCTGAGCGGCAGACGATCATGGACATCCGTCGTTGGAAGGAGGGAGGGCGTCGTCTCATGTCCACCACGGGCTGCAAGACGCAACTCTTCGGACTCCAACGATTGAAGGAGTACAAGCGCGGACAGGTTCATGCGATGTGGCTTTGTGAGGGTGAGTGGGACGTCATTGCCATGTCCGAGATGATGCGGCGTGCGGGCTACAAGGGAGACGCCGTGCTTGGCGTTCCGGGTGCTGACTGTTTCAAGAAGGAGTGGTTGAAACACTTTGAAGGAAAGCACGTCAACATCTGCTACGACAGTGATGAGGCGGGTGACCGAGGGTCAGCGAAGGCCGCGAAACTACTGCGCGGCGTGGCGAAGAGTATCAACTTCCTAAACTGGCCGGAGGATTTGGCCAACGGCTACGACGTACGGGACTACTTCCTGGCCGCGGTGGAGAGTGAACTCGATCCGAAGCAGTCATGGAACGACCTCTGCACATTGCTGAAGCCGACGCACCGCCGTCAGGATTCCATGGATACCGGCGGTGTGGAGGATGGAGACGCTACGGAATCACACATCCTTGCAGACGGTGCTCGCTCATTCCGCGTAGTGAGCTCGCATGAGAGACCTTCAATACGGGACGTATTGGCGAAGATGCGAGAGCACTACCAGATGGACTCTGAAATGTGTCTTGCTACGAGATACGTGCTCGCAGTGTGCATGTCACAGCAACTCCCAGACGATCCATTGTGGGGGTATCTTGTCGCTGCTCCGAGTGGTGGCAAGACGCTGATTACGAATACACTAAAAACGTCAGACCGAGCGATGATGCGCTCGAACATGACTCCACAATCACTGATTAGCGGATGGCAGGGTGGGGGGAAGGATCCGTCTTTACTATCGAAGGTCGACGGGATGATCCTGGTGGCGAAGGACTTTACGGAGTCTCTGGAGTTGCCGGAGCCGGTGCGAGACAGTATGATGAGTATGTTGCGAGGTGCGTTCGACGGTGAGGTGCGTCGAAACTTCGGCAACCAGGTGACTCGCTTCTACCAGTTGCGGTTCACGCTACTCGCGAACGTAACACCGGTGATCCACGCCTACTCAAAGGCAACGATGGGCGATCGACTCGTGAAGCTGCAGATGCGTCGCACCGGTGGACTGGACGCCGACCGTGCTCGCGTCACGGCCGCCATCCACAACGTAACAGCAGCGGCGGACTACGAGAGTGAGATTGCTGACACGGTAGCGGACTTCCTGGCGGTGACGGTGGGTGGTGACGGTGGATCGGCCGTTCCTCGGCTGCCCGAGTGGGTCATACGCCGGTTGGAGAACCTGTGCGTCCTCGTTGGTCGTTTGCGGACGGTGGTTGAGCGAGACCGAGATGCTCGCCTACTGTACAAGCCAGAGGCAGAGTACGGCACACGGCTGGCGAAGCAGTTGGCAAAGCTAGCGGTGGCGGTGACGTTGGTAGATGGCGTAAAGACAATCGGTTGGCGACAGTATCAAATGGTCGAGCGCGTGGCACTCGATACCGGAGCGCCGTTTCACACAGACGTGATCCGGATGCTTATTGCGAAGCGGGGTGAAGCAACGCGAGATGAAATCGCAGCGGCATCCATTCTTCATAGGTACACCTGCGCGAGGATTCTGGAGGATCTCGAACTTCTGGGAATGGTGCAGGTGGTGGGCAAGAAGCGGATGAAACGACTCGGGCGACCCAGTGACGCCGTGATGGTGAGTGAAGAGATACGAGAACTGTGGACGAAGGCCCGCATCGGTGTGCGGCCGAAATTTGGGAGAAAATGATGGCGGTAATTTTGCGACAGTGTCCTACGTGTGTGGCGTGTGGTGCGATGGAGGCGTGGAACTTGAGTAAGTACTGCGCGGCAGACGCCTACGTAGGGTTGTTCTGCTTCGAGTGCATCAACGAATTGTACCTCGCGTTGCACGTCTTTGGCGGCTACGTTCAGAAACGTCACCAGGAGGCCAGCTTCAGCTTGAACACACCGACGCCGAGTGAGATACGGGGCCTGTTGCACGTCGAGGCGTCCATCTTTGAGTGGATCACGGGCTGGGTTCACTCGCGGCCGATGAAGAAGTACGCGCCTGACGGGTCAATTCCGGAGGAGAGTGAGCGGACCCTCTTTGACGCAGCGGTGGAGGCGAAGGCTGTGGCACACGAACTGATGGGGGAGTAGACCATGGTAGCATTCAACGCGAGATTTGCGCACGTTCCGAGCGACGTGATGTCTGTCATTCGTACGGACCTAGCGACTGCGAAGTGTCCCAGGTGTGGTGCGGATCCGGTGCTGCTGACTGTTACACGAGGACAGAATACGCCGCGTGGCTACGCGTATTGCGCAATCGCAGCGTGTCCACGGTGTGAGATGAACTACGGCATCAGCATCCAGCCTTCTGGGAGTAGCGGGCCATGATTGTACGACGAAAGCCGTGTCGGGGTGTCACCCTCTACGGTGGTGACGCGAAACGAGTACTGCGCTGCTTGGACGAGGACAGCGTGCAGTGCGTCGTCACGTCACCGCCGTATTGGGGGCTTCGTGATTACGGAGTGGAGGGTCAGCTTGGCGCGGAGAAGACGCCGGAGGAATACGTCGAGCGGCTCGTCAAGATTTTTCTGGAAGTGAAGCGGGTGTTGCGGGGTGATGGGACGGTGTGGTTGAACTTGGGAGATACGTATGCGGCGTCTCCACGAGGAGACAAACCAGGTGATTGTTTGACTTCCTCGCCAACGAACCCGGCACGGCAAGACACGATGTCACGGCCTGCGGCTACACGGGTCACTGGACTACGGTCGAAGAACCTCGTCGGGATTCCTTGGCGAACCGCGTTCGCTCTGCAGACAGCTGGATGGATTTTGCGCAACGACATCATCTGGCAGAAGCCGAACGTCATGCCGGATTCTGTCAAGGATCGATGCACGAGGTCGCACGAGTACCTCTTCCTCCTGACGAAGTCTCCGAAGTACCACTGCGACATGTCGGCGATACGCGAGGAGGCGGTCGGCACGCGGGGCGGTAGCTCGTTTGGGAAACAGTCTGTTTCGTCGAAGGGCACGAAGGCTCAGTCTCGGACGTATGACCGGCCGGACTACAAGACGCGAAATAGGCGGACGGTCTGGACGATACCGACGAGGTCGTATCATGGAGCGCACTTCGCTGTCTTCCCAGAGAAGCTCGTCGAACCGTGTGTGCTGGCCGGTTGTCCGAAGGGTGGTGTGGTGTTGGACCCGTTCGTCGGGTCAGGGACGACGGCGGTCGTTTGTCGGAGGTTGGGTAGGAAGTGTGTCGGGATTGACCTGAACCGAGAGTACCTGGCGTTGGCCAGTGAGCGCATTCGAAAGGAAATGGGATGATGGTTACGCCTATTTTTCTAGGTAAAATGGGACAGTTGACTGGGATGGGTGAGTGGCCGGGTATGGATCCTCCGGGTACGCGACGCAAGCCGTATGCGCGGTGTTTTTCGGTAGTGCCGTGGCACGATCGCCGCGTGGTGGTGTTGTACGAGACGCAGTTTCGGTCACTTGAGGAGAAGTTGGATGAACAACGTCGAAAGTTGGACGCGACGGATCGGTTGGTGGACCGGCTATACAGTCAGATTCGTCCGAACGTCCAAGAGTGAGTTTGTGGTCGGCGTGCTTGTGGGAGTGATGTTGGTGATGGCCGGTTTCAATATCTACCGGCAGCCGGTCAAGACGTTGGTGGCGTCTGTGGTGTTCAGCACGTTGGCTGCTGTGGTGATGAAGAAAATAAAAGAGAGATAGCGTGGGGGCACGGAACGAGTTGCTGGGGTGGTTTGAAGCCCAAAGGGTAGGAACATCCCGAAAACAACGATGGAACAGAAAGGGAGACGACGAGATGCCAGAGAATGAGAGAGATCCAGTGGACGAGGCAAGGTTTCAACGGATGAAGGAGCTCGAACCATCACAACGACAGGCGACGATTTTCCGTGATGCGTTTCGCGAAATTGCGCGTCTTTGTCACGAAAACGCTGCGGACAAGGGTTTCTGGGATGGTGGTATTCGGGTGGCAGACATCCCGCTACGCATCGCACTGCTGCACTCCGAACTGTCAGAGGCGTTTGAGGCGTACCGGTGCGACACTGCGGATGACCATCTCTTGGAGGAGCGCGGGTTTGCGGTGGAGTTGGCCGACGTGATTATTCGGATCATGGACATGTCGGCAGCGTTTGAGTTGGACGTGGGGAGGCTGGTCATCGAGAAGATGGTCTTCAACATCGGACGGTCGAAGATGCACGGCGGGAAGAAGTTTTAGCGTAGGGAGTGGGTTTATTTGAAAGGTCGAAGGGTTTAGAGCTCCCGAATTGTTCGGGAAGAATGGAGAGTGTGATGATCGGATCGATGACGACACGGGAACTGGACAAGCGGAAGGCGGAGTTCGACGTGCTGATGAGTCGGCTCGGTCGGGCGATGTCGCAGCTGGCGAGGGAGTTTTATCTCGCCACGTTGGCTGTCAAGATGTTGAAGGGTGATGACGAAGGCAAGCCGATACGTCCGTGTCATCTGATTGGCGTGAAGGTGGAGCGGGTGAAGGAGTCGGCGTCCGAGTTCCGCTGTGAGTCGAGCGATCCGCAGGTGGAGGTCACAGGTCTGGGAATGAGCGAGGCCGAGGCGATGCGTGATTTCGACGAGAATTGGTGTGAGATGATGAAAACGGCGATCCTGTGATCTCCGATGAGGGTGGTTGTATTAAATTGGTGTTCCCGCGGGGATATAGTGTGTGGTCTTTTCTCTATTAAG